CATTAGCCGCCTGAAAGGAGGATTGTGGTCTTGCCGTTTGTTTTTGGCGAAGGAACTTACCTGATGCATCTGTTTCGGGAAATGCCATTGATCAATGTAACCTGATCCCTGAATCCTGCAACTAGCCTCCTAGAGCCGCTTCAATGGCTTCTGCGAAACTAACATCTGCTGGAGAGCGGGTTCCGTCAGCGGCTGGTGCGCCGGACATGGTAGGCTCAGCTCCTTCATAGGCCGCCAGCTTATCCATTAAGGCTTCAACCTCTTTAGTAGAGGTCAAGTATTCACGGACAAGGGTGGGGACAAGTTGTGCCGCTACCGCGTTATAGGCAAAGTCTACAGGGTGCACTACGGTAGGGTCTAAAGAAGCAGCCTTTTCCCCAATGGCATTCATGTCGAGATTCTCCACACCACTAAGGAATGGTAGCTTTTCCCCAATTCGTTTGACAACATTTCGGGTAATATTGGAACGTAACTGCGCCTGCTCCGCTGCTTCTGTGTTGCGGCGTTGCTCCTCTAGCATAAGAGCTTCGCTTAAAGCAGCCTCAGCGTTTTCAATTAAAGTCTCCCTGCGGTCGAGGATAGGAGCTATATCCTCAATAGCTCTGTAAATGGTGGCTTTATCTCTGTCTGATGCTCCTGCTAGAATACCTTCTAGGGCATCATCCTGTTGAGCGGGGTCTTCAATAGCTAAAGCATCTATGAGATTATCGGAATCTATTTCGTATTTCTCAGCGATGCTGGATGCTTTATCCAGAATATTTTGTAGTGGTTCAGTTACGGCCTGTTTATAGGCAGTTGTGTTTTCCAGATTTGAAAAGGTTTGCTCATGTTCGTAAGCAGATACACGTTCCTGTAGCTGGTCAATGTCGCGGTTTTCAACCAAACCAGACATCTCCTGAATTTTAGATTCCTGCTCAGCTATAGTCTGGCGCAATTGATCCATATCGGAACGACTTGCTTTAAGCTCAGTTTTTAGCTGTTTAAACCTGTTTGCCGCTTTTGGCGTCCAGTCACCGGTTTCTTCAGATAGGTTCTCTAGCAAGTCAGGGTCGGCTGCATTATCCTCCTCTAAAGCTTCTGCTGCGGGTTCTGCTTCCGCTACGGGCTCAGGCGTTGCTTCCGCTACGGGCTCAGGCGTTGCTTCCGCTACGGGTTCTGGAGTCGGCTCAGGCGTCGGCTCAGGGGTTGCTTCCAATGAAGCCAATGCGCCTTCAATGGCTGATGCGAAATCGGTGGGTTCGTTGCTATCAGGAATAGCGGCTACGGGGTCTGCGGGTGTTTCAGCTACTGCTGTGTCTGTATGTGAGTCCATTCAGTATTTATGGGTTGTGTTTGTTTGTCTGCCCTTACTTTGGTGAGTTTGTGAAGATCAGCAAAAGCATCACGGTATCCTGCATACCAAGCAAGCCTTTGGCTATTGGTAGAGGTTTCGGGGTCGAGGCTGCTGAAGGACGGGCCTGCGACTTCTTTAAGCGTGAGTGCTGCCTCTTGGAAAGTCGGAGAATCCAAGATAGCTCGCAATTCCTCAATTCGTTTGACATCTTTAAACCACCGATCCAATGGGATCGGCAGGGGTGTATTTTTTGCCATAAATTACTGCTGGAGCTGACGTAGCTCCATTGCATTCTTTGCGTCACGCATAGCTTGCTCCTGCTCAAACTTGGCTTGCTTTATTTGCAAATCCATTTGGGCTTTCTGCTGAGCCATCTGCATCTTCATGTCATGCTCAGCCATTTTAGCTTGTATAGCTGGGTCTGGCTGTTGACCTTCGGGTGCTCCTTCCTGAGCCGCGTCCCGTTGCATCTTTTGAACTTTCTTGCTGGTATTATTTATCATCTCCTCAGCGTATTGGAGAGCTTGTTTCGCTTCTCCTATAAGCACCTGTTGGGATGGATCACCTGCCAGTAACTCTACTGTCTCAGCAATGTGCTGGTAGAAAGCCTGCAAGGCAGGTAGGGCTTGCATAGGATCAGCAGCCCCTGCGTTAAGTTGCTCAAGCAACTCGCCTAGAGCTGGTAAATGAATCTGTAAATGCGAACCATGTAGTTCATTTGTAATTACAGGAACAGGGCTACCTGCCGTCAACTCCTGATTTTCAAAGTAAGCAATCTTGTTATCAACCGTAGGACGCGCTCCCTCAAGCTGAGGAGTGTATCGGTCTGCAAGATCGTGTCCTACACGCGTAGATACGATGTCGCGTGTAAGGTTTCTGCGGCCTACCTCGTCAAACGAACCTGAGATAGCCTGAAGTTCTCTAAGAGCCACTAATCGATTAGCGTATGATCCCGATCCAATTGACCTAACAGCCCTTGTCCGTTCCACGTCAAGGGTGCGGATAAAGGATTCGGGGACGCCTCTGGCTTCACAGCGGCTTATGAATGTAGCTAAGGCGGGGTCATTCTTTGTGCTAGTGGATATGCGTCTGACAACCTCCCGCATCAATCTATTCCAACTCGCGTAAAATAAGTTAAGGCTGGCACCGGATAGGCGTGTGCTAACATCCATATCAGCCACAACCTGCATCTGATTCCTGTAAGGTGATCCCTGCTGCCCATACGTGCTCACGGTATCCGTGTTCATAGCAAGCTGGTTAGAGATGTCCTCAAGAGCGGGTTGCACAGCCGTTCCTAGATTCGGGACTGCCTTTTCGATTATGTTGACGTTCGGGCTAAGGACTGCATATGCGCCGTAGTAAGTAAACCCTAACTCATCCAACGCACGTTGAGACTCCGGCTGGATCATAACGGCTGATCCTAGCATAGCTCCGTCAACCATCTGGCAGCGTAGCCTGTTACTTGTTTGTATATGGTTAAAGATACGGTGACCTAAACCACGGATAGAGTGGTATGTGCCGTTAGAACCCACTCCGTATGTGAACATAACAAATGCACGTTCGGGGGATTCATATCGGGATATCTTCTTATAAAGGAACTCCTGATCTTTTTTACCGTCCTTCTCACACGCAATGTAGTGCGATACAGAACCGTCCATTTCCCTGATCCAGAAATGCAATACGCTGACGGTGGGGTTCTGATACCCTTGGTAAACGTCATTGTTCTTCAGTTCCTGCTGTAATTGCTCCCAATCAGTCAGAGACGTGCCAACTCGCCCGTTACGCCCATACGTCCCTGAGCCCTTTAAAATGGCGCGTTTAACCTCAGCCACGTTCCATCCAACACGTTCTGCTGCCTCTTCGTTGCGGATAAAGGCATACAGTTCGTGTAGATGGTATTCGCGTCGTCCTATGGCTACGTCAATTAGCCCTTCTGACGATGGTGTTTGGCGGGGGATCAGCATGTCTGCAAAAGAACCAACTCTAAATCGCCAATCCTCTGGTGTATCAAAATATGAAATACCTACGCCATGTTTGATGAAAGTGGTGCACAGCCGCAAATAGCTGCTGTGAAATTCCGGCCAGCTTCGGAGTAGATGCGTAATCTCCTCCGCGACTATGTCTTCCTGTGGTTTTATCTCTGAAGCCTCACCCTCAGTCCCCTTAACCTCAACGAGACGCTCTAGAGATGAATACAGGTCAACATAAGCGGAAAGTGACACGTCAAGCAAACGCTGAGCTTCCCCGAAATTCAGGTTAGTCTTCAACCCTTGCCCGCTGGCCGCGAGACTTCCGCTATCATATGGCGATGCTCCGTCGAACATAGCATCTACCCGAGCACGATTGTAGGATGACTTTTCGTCAGCCTTCCTTAGAGTATGGAAAAGTGATAAGGCACTTTTAACGTCCTTTAGGCGTGTTTTTACGGGCTTGCCTTTTTTATCTAAAGAGCCTAGTGAATCTAAGGCATCCAGTTTTGCATCCAACTCTTCCATGTAAGCGAAAATTTAAGGCTTTTTTCGTCAGCTTCAAGGTTTAATCCTACCAAACGGATTCTACAATATCGGAAACACGAACAGGGGCTCTGGTTTTATCTGAGCTAGTAAGGGTAACGTAAGATGCGCCGTTTCGCAATATCTCTTGTAAGAGATATACCTTACCGGCATTTGGTCCCCTTGAAGGAGGTTCTATGCAGTAGACAGCTCCATAAGATGTTACGGCGTAACGAGGATAGTCCGGTATCCGACGTGCTCCGATTACCTCCTCTACATCAGCGCGGGTGAGTTCTTCGTCCGGCTCCCCCAACAGCTCTTTGACCATCTTATCGGTATCGAAAGACCAGCGAGTGCCATCGTCCCTGTAGACTTGGGCAAACCACTTCCCGCTACGGTTTTGCAGCCGCAGCTTTCGGTTGAGCCGGTAAACGAAACCAAACTCATCTATCTCATATTGAGACGCTCTGGGTAGACGTGTTCTGCGGGGGTTATCTAATTGCGCGGTGGTAGGGAATTGAGTCATATCAAATTATTGAACACAATAGCATAGAAAAGAATTGAGTCCACCCCCTATATATAAAGTTTCTCTATTATACATTTCCAGTTGTTTCTATTACAGAAACAACTGGAAATTGGCTCTGAGAAACTTTTCAACTTGTTCAGATTCCAACAATTAGTTTTTCCTTCGATTAAAATACAAGAATAGCGTTTTTGCGCGGTTTTTGGTCGCGCATACAAAACCGCTCATTTATGGCAGAAACCGCTCATATGGAGCACGTTTCACGCCTTTTCGGACTCACTTTCTGCGCGGTTTTTGCGTAAACGCGCGCGGTTTTCACGGATTTTTGCGCGGTTTTTTCGGTAATAGAGCCGGTTATATTCCTTCCGCGCATCCTCCCATGACGGATCATTTTCCTTTTTCAGCTCTGCTCTACGTTTAATCAAAGCCTTGTTTTTCCTGTAATAAGCACGCTGATAGGCTAGACGCGCCTCTTTGTTATCTTGGTAATATTTCTGTTTAGCCTCATCTGCCATGAGTAATTGAAATTCATTACGGGATTACAGTCAAATTTTTTCCTACGCGTGTATATACTACGCATGACGCGCTCAAAAAAAGTGACACCCCACCCGTGGCGTGTTTCCTGCTTCCTGCATCATTGGTCATTATCACTCAATAATGAAGCCGGAAACATGGTGCATTGTCCGGTGTTCAAGTTGGCCGGTGCGCGCCCGGATCAGGAGAACGGCCTGCCGTTGGCACGATGTCGAAAGCTTAACCGGTGCTGATTCGCTAGGCAGCCTCCCGGCCTTATCGATAACCAGGTATAGATCGATCCTGCACCCCGCACCCTGATTCCTGCACCCTTATTCCTGATACCTTTAACCGGTAACGGCTGTGTCACGTTCTGTCACAATCGCAAAATATTGCAGGCAGCATGTAAGCGCATTGCATGGTTTGACGATCTCATAACCGGCCTTAACGCGGACAATGGCCTTAACCGGTGCCGAATATGGAAGTATACGCGCCTTTAAAACGCACATTTTGCTAGATTGAGATCAGCACCGGTTGAGACGCTGCCTGCAAAAAAACGCGGCACAGGCGGACAGGATCAGCACCGGACAGGATAAGCACCGGACAGGATCCGCACCGGACAGGATCAGCACCGGACAGGATCAGCACCGGACAGGATCAGCACCGGCAAGGCCGGACAGGATCAGCACCGGACAGGATCAGCACCGGACAGGATCGGCGCAGGCTGCTTAGTGTAATATGAGATACCTGGAGCAAATCCAAATTGCCACAGTGCAGGCAATGGCCTTGGCCGGTGCCGAATATGGAAGTATACGCGCCTTTAAACCGCGTTATTTCACCTTTACGGCCACAAAAGAGGCCGGTTACGCGTTAACGCAACCGGCCTCTTTAATCGGGTTTAATGTTTAGTGTTTATCGTTCGTCCCCCTCTAACGGGTAAAGGTCTACTGGTTCGTCATCATGCGGATTATCGGGATGATACCACTGGAAGCCGCAGAACCAACCGTCACCGGCTGTGTCCGGCCTATTGCAATATTCTTTTGCCTCATCCAATGACAGGCCGCGTTTAACGATTTCCGAGGGCTTACCCTCTCTATAGAATTTAATGATATTATAGCTCATTTACTTGCTTGTTCAGTGTTTATTTTGTGACACTCGTCTCTCACGACAGGATGCCATACGGGTTTGATTTCTGTAAATGGTTCGTATTCCTCACGCGCCCATTTACGGAATAAGGCTTCTTGCTCATTATCCGCTTCAATAAAGAAGTAGCGGCCATCTGTGTCTGCATTCATTATTCATCACCTCCATCTAGCACTGGATCGGCCGCACCTGAATAGATCGCGTTCGATAGCAGGTTAATAAGCGTATGCTCACGTCCGCCAACGACAATGCCGGAGGCAGGCGGCCGCAGGCCGGTTGAATGGATCAGCAGGCGCGCAGGTATTACCTGCGTATCATTGCAATCTGTGCAGCATGCCTCACCCTCAAACGGGTCTGGGTTATGCGGCCAAGTTCCATCAATCACGCCTGCGCCGCATATACAACACTCAAACGGCTTTTTAGGGTCTTGTCCGGCCGGACTGCTCTTAAAAGGCCGTTTGTTTAATGAGCGGGTATCAATCACCCCGCGTTTCTGCGCTTGTTTGTTAAGGCCGGTTAGCGCGTCCGGCTTGTTTTGGTTATCCATGCCCCTATAAAAGCATAGATTACAGATGCGCACAAGGCGCAACTCGCCTGCGGCCAGTGCAGGATCGGCACCGGTTAAGGCCGGACAGGATCGTCACCGGTTAAGGCCGGACAGGATCGTCACCGGTTAAGGCCGGACAGGATCGGCGCAGGCTGCCTGCGATTTTCTGATTAGCCAGGAATAACCCAAAACGCACCCTTTATCCTGATCCCTGTATAATGAAACCGGCACACAGTTGCCCGTGTGCCGGTTCTGTCACGTTCTGTCACGTTCTGTCACGTTCTGTCACATTATGCGCCAATGCAAGGCGCGTGCCATCCTGCGCGCATCCTTAACACTATCAAAGCGCATAACGCTAGTCGGGCGCGCATTTGGCGCAATGCACCACTGGCCATTTTCCCGCCACAGGCGCGCAGGTATTCTAACCTGCATTAATGCATTTATAGCCATATGCGCACAGCCTCGCCAAATGGGTAATGATTAACTGGAGCATCCCACGATAGCCACAGAACCGGAACGTCCGGTTCCCTTATGCTTTTCAGGTCATAAGAATGCCCGTCTGTAAGGTATATAATAGGCGCATCCGGTGCGTTCTCTGCCTGCCAATCAAATACAGGCCTAAACCGCGTGCCGCCGCCGCCCCGCACGTAATTAGGCATTGCCGACAAATCACAAGCCTGAATTTCATTGTGCTGCCTTATACCGCTATCACATGCGAGTAAGTGCAGAGTCTCAAATTTAATGGTTTCCACTGCATGCCGGATACTTGCAAGCATTTCGCCTTGTTCATCATCATTTACACTGCCGGACGTGTCGATACCTATCACAAGCGTATCAAGCGTTGCCTGATCTCTGCCTGCGCTCACAAGACCGGTTGCTGAATAGATTGGCACGTTTATAGGCTTATCCCAAGCTGTGCAGGCGCGTGCAAGCAGCCAATGTGCTAGATATTCCCGCCAATCAAGACGCACAGGCGGCCTATCAAATACTTCTCTATCAAAACCGCCCTCACCGTCCCCGATACTGCGCAATGATTCCTGTAGCCTGATCCGCTCATTCTCTTTTTTCAATCCTTGCTCAATATCGGCTAATGATTCATTAGGCTTTACGGTTGGTTGCCGCAGATCGGGCGCGCCCGTTCCGGGTAAATTGGACAGCGATGGATCATTTACGCCTGCGCCGCCTCCGGCACCGGTTCCCGCCTGATCCGCGCCGCCATCTGCGCCTCCGGCCTCCGGATTAGTGTCGGCAGCCTGATCCCCGTCCTGCGCGCCTGCGCCGGAGTCTCCGGCCGCACCTCCAGTTTCCTTGCCGTCTGCATCATTTTCGCTTTTGATCTCACCATTACCGGCATCTGATCCATTGCCGCCTGTGTCCTGATCCGTATTACCTGCATCTGTGGGATTAGTTTCATTTTCCTGATCCCCGTCCTGATCCCCGCCTGCCGCCTGCTTTTTTCCCTTTGGGAGTTCCGGTTGCTTAAGTCGTCTATAAAGTTCTTCCACAGAGTAATCTTTGCTAATTTGTGGATCATGCAGGCATCCCTCAATTAATGGGAACGGGTAACGGCCTGCGCAGACCATACCGGCCGCCACGTTAAGCCGGTGAATATCCGCGTTTGTAACGTAATCGGCGGCAAAGTTGGCGCGCTGCCTATCCTTATATTTTGCAGGGCTCAAGCGTAAAGGGTGCAAGCGTTCGGCGTGAAAGGTTTCATGCAGGAATAAGAATGCAATAAGGCCGACAGGGTCGTCTTGCTCTGCTAAATACTCCAGTCCTTTCCGGTTTACAAAGAAGTAACGGCCATCTGTGGCCGCGAACGGTGTAAAGTCGCAATAACGCCAATCAAGCGCAATTGCTTTGATATATTGGCGCGGCGCGTGTTTCCGTAACCGGCGCAGTGCGCGTGCGGCTAGGCTGCTTTGTGCGAAAATCACCTTTTCAAGCGATTCCGGCTTAACTGATTGATCAATTGAATGATCTACTTCTGGTTTTAATGTCATAATTTCAAAGGGTTAGCGCAGGCCGGTGCGATTATCACCGGCCTGCGCGTTTGATTAAATACCTAAGTCTTTAAGGGTTTGCTCTGCAATTCGTTGCGCCTCTGATAGCGTGCTTACTGCCTTGTGCTTATCGGTTGAATCATCAAGCTGATCTGTATCTATGACACAGGGGCGTAAGGTATTAGTTAATTGCTTTAACTCCGGCAAGTCTAGCCAGTTCATGTCATCTAGTCTGCCGATCTGATCCTGCAATGCTTTGAACCGTTCGGAACGTAACCGTTTACCGGTAGCTAAATGATCGATTGCACCGGTTAACATCTTGAGCGTTTCGCGGACAGGTTCGGCATGCGCGGCAATCAAACTGCGTTCTGTGCTTTTCTGCGATTCGGCGCGGACGCGTGCGGCCGTCTCTGTGCTTACGCCTTCCAGAACGGTTCCCTCAATCGCGGCCGGTTGGCGCATCCAGTCCAGTTCCATATGGTAAGCGTCTGCGAACTCATATTTACTCGGCATTTTAATATCCTGCGCAAACTGGCCAAGTTCCGGCCTAGGCAGTTGATCCCAGTCATTAAGTAATATCTGCTTTAAATGATCAAGATCATTTAAAGCCTCATCAAATACACCTTGCACATGATCAACATCTTTGGCGCGCAGGTAATAGCCTCCGGAGGCATTCGGCAAAGCGCGCTCCCTCATTTTCTTACTCGTTTGATTAAACAACGTGCTGATCTTGCCAATAACAGTGCCTCTGGATTCCAGAAAGCGGTTATAAAGGCGCGCGGCATTGCGGCTTGCACCGTTATTGATTGCGGCTTGAACTCCTGCGCGGCGATTTAGTTTTGTAGTGGCCGGTTGCTTTGTCCTAAAAGAAAAAAGCACAAGGCTATTTATTGTTTTTAATGGCACCGGTGCTTGTGCTGGTGCGGGTTGGTTTACGGTTTTCATTTTTATAGTTTTGTGTCCGGTTAGTTTATTAAGAGGCATTCGCCGGTTTTTTCGAATGCCTGGAGTTTATTGAAAAATCAAACTTGCGCGCGCTATGTAAAACGCGCGCAAGTATATGAATAAAAGGTATATAATGAGAATTAATTCTGTCACAATTAAACGCCTTGCATATCTTCCCTTCGCGGATGCTGATCAAGTGGCAAGCCTGCGCGCATTGCAGATTCAAAAGCCCAGACGCGGATATCTCCGGCCGCTGAGCATATCATATCGGCAAGCCAATCAACTGCGCCGGATGCGACCGCCGCTTCCGGGTCGGCGTTGCTCTCTTTAGAGCATTGTCTTATACCGGTATAAAGTAGGCCGTATTGTCGGCTAGGATCATCATCAGGTAAGTTAGCCTGCCCTGCGCGTATTTTCGCCAATAACGGTAAATCTTTATGCACCGTTTCAGTGAATGCAAAAGCTGCATTACCTGCTTGCTCGCCAACTGCGCCACGTATGGCGAGGCTAATAAGCGAGATGTCTGCATTATCTGCGGTAAGCGTGCGCTCCATATTCGCGGCCGCTTCCCACGTTCTAGGGCATGGGTGCGGCGAACCTTCCCACGGTTGCTCTACCGGTGGGCAGAAATGATCGATTCCCTCAAGCCCATTTGAGTATGATAGAAAGGCCAGCAAGGGTGAATTTTTAATTCCATCCACGTTGCTTGCCCACTCAAGCCAACCGTTTAAGTCCGGCTGTAATTCAACCGATACCGCACGCTCAACCTGCGGCGCAGATGGAATGCCAGAGCGATTTGATCCATCGGTGCGCCGGTTACCGGTTGAGCAAACAAACAAGTCACTCGTTAACTCATGCGAACCAACTTTACTGCGGCCGCCTGTCGGGTTGAATAGGCCGCGCAATAAGCTATTGACGGCCGGATCATAATCACTTTGCTCATCAAGGATCAGCATTGTGCGCGTGCCGTCCGGCACCCTGTCCGGAGTTGGCCATATCTCCGGCCTGCTAAACCACATATCACGCGTTGCGCTATCGGGGATGCCATAGCCTAGGCATTCCTGCGGCGCGCTGCCGGACAGGTTAACAAGCCAGACGTTCTCTGGCGCAATGTTTAAGGCAGGTGCTACCACTTCCCTTAGAACGGTTGTTTTACCCGTCCCGCCTTGTCCATATATTGAGAATTGACGACCGGCATCATATGCAGCTTTTGCAATGCGCCCCAGTTGTTTGATTTTACATAAAGGTAATTTCATGCGCGGACTATCATCTAATAAGGTTATTTTACAAGTATTTAGTAAATTAATTCTAATTAATCTTTTACTAACGGTTGAGCGGCCTGCCTGTGTTTTATCAAATGCCTGGAGTAATTCGAAACCCGCACCCTGTTTCCCGAACCCCGTTTCCTGAACCCTGAACCCCGTAGATTAACCCCTGTCATCGCATACTGTCACGTCGATAGGGAGTAAGCGCATACTGTCACCTAGAAAATAATTGAATAATATATTTGACCATTAGAAGCTGATATATTAAAAGGTAATCATGGGAAAACTATATATTCATAATGGAAACATTGAACACTTCTTATCGCTACTTAGCTTTCCGGTAATAATTGTCATCTTAGTAATTGTTTTAGCAGTCCTAGAAAAGAAAAAATAAACCGATGGCTAAACGTAAAAAAGATAAGATGTGGGATAAATACAATCCCGCTACCAATCCTAAATGGGCATGGTTTGAATGCCCCGTCGATACGTCTTCTGGATACGAACCACATGAGGGTGAGCGATGGTTTCGCAACGGATACTATCAGGTTTTCATATCCCCTTATACAGAAATGTATCATCTATCAATCAAGACCCATGACCGTCGTCCGTCCCGTGATTGGCGTGACTTCCAGCAGATCAAAAATGATCTCGTTGGAGCAGAACACGAAGGCCTAGAACTCTATCCCGCTGAGTCCCGTTTGGTGGATACTGCTAATCAATACCACTTGTGGGTGCTTAAAGATAAGGGCAGGCAAATCCCCACCGGTTTCAGCCAAGGCCGAATGGTGTCCAACGACGAGCAGGGCGCGTCGAAGCAACGACCCCGACCAACATTCTCAGATACCCCGCAAAAATGAACCAAGACCAAAACAGAAAGGCAACAAAATGATTACAGTAAAACAAGCAAAACAAACCGCACAACTCAAAGGTGCGTGGAGTAAAACAGCAGAGATAAGTTTTTACTTTAAAAATACAGAAGGTGTGTGGCCTTCCTTCACAGGTAATTGGGTAACCATAGCTGAGTTCATACCGGAAGCGGCGGGAGTGCTTCCAGCCTATTTCTTACACAGGGAATCAGTAGTTGAAATATCACATCAAGAATATGCGGCCTTGTTGGACAACTATACAAAACAGCATATCGCATCAAGTAGACTGAACTATTGGGAGGGTGTGGATACATCCGCAATTCGCTAACCAAAACAGAAAGGCAACATACCTATGCAAACTGAAGAAAAACTAATAGCTCCATACGTAATGGACATTAGAGACGGCATCGATGCCTACAAAACCCAATCCAATATAACCACTCCCCTAGGGAATTGGTTCCAATCTAAAGGAACCACCGTCGCGTTTAAGGGCGATTTCGGGATAATAATAGACCAAGGTTGGTGGGAGGATGAGGAACGCACTACGGCAGACACCCAATGGCTGTGTAGATGGTTAGGGTGGCTGGAGAGGCACCATGGACATGCTGTGGGTGACCCGAGGGTGACGGAACTCCGCGCCAAAGTGAAGTCCGGTGAGTATAAGCTCGCCCCCCTAACCAACTTGGGATTGCCTATCTACGGGAACACTCAGGCCGTCGATCCCGAGCAACTCCCGCAAGTGTAAAAAAGAAAGGCAACAAAATGATTACGGATATGATTAACAAAATAATAACAGGCGACTGTTTGGAGTTATTAAAAGGGATTCCTGACGACTCTGTGGATATGGCCTTTGCCGATCCGCCCTTTAATTTAAAAAAGAAATACACCAATTATAGCGACTCTTTAGAGTTCAAAGAGTATCTGGATTGGTGCGATGAATGGATATCTGAGATGGTCAGGGTAACTAAACCTACAGGCTCTATATTAGTCCATAACATACCAAAATGGTTATCGTTCTTTAGCGCATCATTAAACGAATACGCGGAATTCAAACATTGGATATCTTGGAACGCCCCTACTTCACCTATGGGTAAGAGCTTGCAACCCGCGCACTACGGAATTCTTTTTTATGTAAAAGAGACTAAACAAGCGAAGATTTATGAGATGCGAATGCCCCATGAGAGAGACAGAAAATCTACCCATTTAAAAAAGGATTATGGTGGGAAAAAAGCAAGTATGCATCCCTTTGGTTGCTTAATATCTGATGTATGGACTGACATCCATCGAATAAAACACAACAAGTATAGAGACGAACACCCATGTCAATTACCTATTCCTTTGTTGGAACGGCTAATCTTAATGACGACCGATGAAGATGACATTGTCCTTGATCCTTTCATGGGAACTGGCACAACAGCAATAGCGGCGAAGCGATTAGGCAGACGCTATATCGGTTTTGATTTGAACGAAGAGTATAAACAAATCTGTGAGACGAAATTAGAGAGAGTTAAGTCCGACTCAAAAATAGGAGATTCGTGGGTGAGCTTCCATTTGGGCGAAGTTCGGACTATACGAAATGCAGATTGGGACATCCTATCTTCTTATTTTGAGATACCCGAAGATCGAAAAGAAATTGACCACGTTAAGATAAAGTTAAAGAGTTAATAACCAAAACAGAAAGGCAACAAAATGAGTAAAGAAAAAACTGCTGGAGTCGATGTCCTTATGGACTCGTTTGTAAACGTCTCATATCCCGCTCATTGGGATTTAAGGGATGCTGATGTTTACGAAAAGATCAGAGAAGTCGCACTTCGCAAATTCATAGAGAGGATAAAAGAAGATGACATTGACTTTCATCTGGAGGAATTCAATGACCACGATCCTACCGACCCACCTGAAGTCAATTAACAACGGAGAGGGAGTAAAATGAAAAAGGAGATACGTGAAACGGTTAACAGTCTGTCCCGAACAGATGAAAAGGCTCTTAAAAGAAGGCGTAAGAAGAAACAACGCCAATTGGATAACAAATACACAAGACAAGAAAGGCAATAGAATATGAAGTTTAAAATAGAATACGAAATATTCCTTAGATTTGGAGATGATGATGACTTCTATGTCGATGTCCGTGAGGATAAAGTGGATGCCAATAGAGGCATCTTCGACTCTACTTATGTCGAAGGCCACATCTTCGATACCTACAAAGAGGCATTAGTGAAATACTATGAACTGGACAAGCATTATGAAACAACACCTAGTCCCTGTGATCCCTGTGAGGATGGTAATTACTATGCTATCACCGTCAATTACACGGACGAGGTTAAAGAATACGCGGATGAGCTATTGAATACATTGAATGAGGTGAAGATGAACTTGAACATAGACTGCTGAACCCTGAACCCTGAACCCTAAACACATACAAAAATATTATGAAAAACTTCACAATAATCCTGCACGATATCTCTTTCGAGAGAGTGGATGATAACGGTAACCCAGAGGTGGATGAGCAAGGAAATGTAATCGTCTACGAGGCGATAGACTGCGATTATTCATGGGTCGCAGAATCATTCAACGACTACGGCGAGGAGCAGTTGGCTGATATGCTCACCCCCGTCGAGGAACAAGGCGCGAGAGAGGTTGCCGTTGAAACGGCGAAGAAGATCAAACAAAAACTGATCCGCGAGGCTGTAGACGGCACGCTGGACTTGGACTTCACTCAACTGAATTTTGACGATATCATCGACGAAGTGGCGAATACTTATATTGGTAACCTGAACCCTGAACCCTGATTCATTTAACATGAAACATAGCGAAGAACAGAAAACAAAGATTCCTCTTTGGCGATTGCCTGATGAGGAGACAGAACGGATATACCGGAATGCTCCCGAAATGCTGAAACGGCTTATGTGGGTTGCTGAGATATTACATAGGGCATCGGACGACAATCCTCCGAACGTCAATCTTGAATGGGCGTGTATGGAGGTTCTTGAAACCATCCGCGCCGCGACCAACCAACCATTACCTAAATGGACAGAGGAGGTAACGCTTTAATGAATATCATAAGACACATATCCCCTGCTGGCCTGCCTGTCATAGCGGACTTTACAATAGATGATGAGGGTTGCGTTACCGAGATGAAGGTGCATCCAGTAATGGGCAAAACAATAATGACAGCATTGCCTTCACATCCATTTGATGACGAGATAATTGAGGAGACTCAAGACAGTATACAAGATCACCCCGAAATGTTTAACTTACCTAACCTTAACATATAAAATGAACCTGAAATTGATAAGACAAAAAGATATAAATAATCTAGCCAAGGCAACTGCGGCTGTAAGTGGATTTAAATCGCATGACATAGTATTTAATAACAAGCATATGTTCGCTAATTGGGCGGCTATTGGAATGTATGTCGCAAGGGAGATGGGAGCTAATCTAGATGATGCCGCGACCGTATTTAACAGAGCCCCCGCAACATGTCACGTTGCCGTGCGTAAGATAAAGAACCGGATTAAAGCAGGAGACGAGACTGTGCTTAAAGCAGTGAACGATGTCAGGGAAGAAGTGCTAGGACGGAGGAATGAAGCATGATTATTGACGTAAAAATTGACCTTACGGAAGGTGCGTTCTATCCACGCCCCGCTGAATCACTCAGACACATATTTGAGCAGGTAACTGAATCCGCTGTTTGGAACATGGAAGATGATGCGCCTTCAGATGTAAGTATTAAGAATAAGCTAGTTGACGTGCAAGGAAACAAAGTAGGGTTCGCCGTTTTTACCTTGGGCGCAGGTGCTAATATTCCTTCACAGGAAAAAAATTGACATGTCTGTATAGGTGAATTATATCTATACTGACGTAGATCAGTCGCGCTGATTACTTAAAAGGAAATAGTGCCAGAAGAGAGTTCTGGACGGCAGATTTCAGTTTTGGTTTACTGTCCATTAAACATCCTTTTTTGTAACAGCAACACAGACTCCTTGCCCATTTTACTATTTGTATGGGCAAGGAGTTTTTGTTTAGTCATCTAATGGAATGAAGCGCGGCATCTTATTGACTTCATCTGTGAAGATTTGAAGTCGTCGGGCATACTCCTCACCCTTGCCGACTAACTCTCTTTGAAACTCTTTAGATAAGACTGGCCGTTCCATGTAACCCCTGTGCAGGAGCGCGAGCCTACGCTTACCAAAGTTCTTGGACTTAGCGATATCGTAAATCTTACCTTCGGAAATTCCCATGCTCTCAAACCCTTTAAACATGCGCTGCATATCTTTATTGATGCGCTTACGTTTTTCTACATCCCTCTGTGCTATCTTACGGACATCTTCATCTGAGATATTTTCCCATCTTAAACGGCGTGTAAGCATCTTAGCCCTTTTCATTTCCTCACTTCGGGTTCTTAGGTAACGCTCAAGCTGATCAACCGGTTTGATTGTATACTCTCTGGCGGGATAGAACTCCCTACCTAATGCGAAGATTGGGTCGAAATTGCCAGCGGCGTTGTCGCCCATCAACAGTTGCATTATGTCACTCCCCTTGCCGATACGTTCCACTGATGGAGGGACAATAGCTTCACTAAATAAGAAACGCCCCCATTTATATAACGCATCTTCTGCGGAATCCGTAGCTTCCACAATAGGCTGGTCAGTATCTGGGTTCTTGTTCTTAATCATAGACTGTATGGTTCCGAACATGATCTGCTCATCTAAGAACTGGTTAGCGAATAACGCAGTCATAAACTCACGCGTAGCTTCAGGCACATCCCCGCGCATGATCTCAGGGAACGCACGCATCATTGGGTCGAGCATCGTAGCGAACGGATTAATATAAGTCAGGTCAAGTGATCTAAGTTCACCATCACGCTTATACGTAATGAACGTATGTGATCTTAAATAATGTGGCATCGAAGCTCGGTTAGCTTCTTCCTCCTCATCCGTCAATCCTCCGAACATATGGGAGATCAGATAAGACATGCCGGTTCCTAATCCACCGACGGCGAATGTGAACCCACTCAATCTTCTGTAGCCCCTATTTCTGATAACGCTGTTATCACTTTTTATCTCTTCCCAGATAAGCCTACCCGTGTTTATCATAATACGGGGGACTTCAATCTTGAATCGAAGGAACGGCGCAAACACAACCCCATACCATGATTTAAGCGCGCCCTTAACAAATGGAGGAGCTTGGCTGTAACTCTGTGCCGTCATCAAAACCTTGCGAGCGGCTTCCCGCTTTAACTCAGACTCTGACAACTCAGATATAGAATCACTGATACCCGCGTCCCTGGATTTTCGTTGGGCTTTGCGTAAGACATCTAACTCATGTTCGAAGTAAGCAATCTTATAGAAAGCATCCACAGATCGGGAAAGCTCCTGAAGTTTCTCGACGAACTTTTTGCTTTGCTTTAATGCTTTATTCCCTTCGGCATCCGCTAACATGGTATCCAAGTCCTTCATCATAGTTTCAGGCGTAGTCTCACCCATAACTAACTCTTTAAGGACGGATGGTCTAAGCTCATCCCCTATGATACCTAACGCATCTAGCTCCGCGTAATACGAATCTATCTTTTCAGGCGAACTCCACCGCAAGGTTCTGCGCCCTTCTTTGATAAGGTGCTTGGTCATGTGCCGGTAGCTGAAGAACCCTTGAGCGGGCGCAAAAAACAACATGTTACTTGCAATGTTGCGGATATAGAAACCTACGGAACCTAATGTCTTAGTTGCCATAGAAAGTCCAGTGGCGCGGCTCGCTATCTTGTGCATGGTCTGCGCTACTTCAGATGCTTCATCCTGCATTTGGCTTACTAAGGAAGGTTCGAAGGTTTTCTCCATTGCTTCCTTGAACTCCTTGGGCGCGAATAGCGGGCTGGCTACGCTTACATTAGCTTTGCCATAATCCAATTCTTCTCCTGTCTTCCTGTCTATGTAGTTAACGAACGGATCATATAAGGTATTTGGTTTCCTATCGTTGCTACTAACATTAGGTCTTACGGCAACATAGTTTCCACCCCCATATGTATCAGGGTCTTCCGCTGCTTTCTTATTCAGTTCTTCCTGAGTTAACAACCACCCTTGTTCTCTACCCATTTCCGCAACGCGAACCAAGAAGTTCTGATTGGCAGCCATGGTGGACAACGTCATAAACGTCCTAAACATGTTATCGAAGAAGCTCTCTTCTCCATAAACGCCCAGCAGTTCCTGTAGTCTTGGGTCTAAATCCTTTTTCCTTTTCAGGTTGTCGGTGAGAGGTTTATACCCTTCACTCTTGCCCGCTAAACCTGCGGGCATGTAACCTTTATTCCTATAGGCTTCAATAAAGGCTTCTACCTGTTGTTGTCCATACGTCCTATTACCTTCAGATAATGCATTGTATTGAGATTCAGCCATGGCAGCCGCTTCGGATGCAGACATTTCCGCATCTGCGAAAGCAACTTCATCCTTCGCTTTCAAGGCTTTCGACTTATCCCTTCTAGATTTATCTAAAAGCATAGCCGTCTGCGCATTGATGAACTGCTCTCTAAAGTAACCTTCACCTTTCTCCCTTATTCGCTGGAACTCCTCGCTCGGATCGGTGAGAACTTTATCTGCCCAACCTGATTCATTAAATATCCTGTAGCTACGGGTAAGGTATATTCCCAATTGGTCATCGATACGCGCCTCAAGCTCTGGGCTGACTCCATATAATTGCTTAACCTTAACTGATAAGGCATCAATATACTTACGCATTCTGTCCAAGGTATCCACCAGTTCAGGCGCGGCGGGTATGGTGTCATTCCCATTTCGGAGTAGGTCAAGAGCATCTGCACGATCCCTGATAATCCGTTGTCTATCTTGCTCAGTTAGAACTGCATACTCAGCGTTAGCCTCTTCTTCTAGTAGGGCTTTCTGTTGCTTCGCCTGCTTGCGGGCTTCCCTAACTTCCTTGTATGTTATGTCACCCTTCTTAGCTATACGTTCTTGCTCCTTGAGTTTAGCATCTATTGCGGCCACTCCTTGCATAACGTAATCCTCTATACGTTTAGCATCTGCGCTAGATGGTCGGGCACCTCTGGTGTTTCCGATTGCCGCTGCTATAACCTTTATAGGTGCTTTACCTAAAGAGCCGTAGGCTTCAATAGTCTGCGCTTTAAGATTTTCATGGAACTTGGTAACCGTGCGCAACGATTGGTTCATCATAAACTTACGCTGGTCATCAAGCGAGCGGACACGTGGGTCTAACGATCCCGCTAACCACCGCATAAACTTGTATTTGAAAGGCTTCTTATAGCCTCCGGCCTTCAGGACAGGCAGGTCGAACAAGTCCAGCACATGCCGAAATTCAGTGGCGTTCAGAATCTCCTCATCTGTAGGCGGGCGTGATCCTATGCTGGAAGCTAACTCTACAGGTTCTTCACCGTCTAATTCTTTGATAGGTTTACGTGCTACAATAAGGCGGTCATAGGAACCTATCCGCTCACCATCTTTATAAGCTGTGGATTCGTTAGTGATTACTTCACCGAAATTCTTCTTAACTTGATTTACAAATCCTCTATAAGATTCGGCGTAGCGATTAGCTGCGTGTTCAGTAACCCAGAAATAAGCAGAGCCATTAGGCTTGATGGCATCTGCGGCCAATTCAATCGCATGCGCTCTGACATCGTCTGATACACCACTATTCATTACGGAAGCTACTGTAGCGGTATCTGCCTGCCCGCCTCTAATTAGTTTGGCCGCCTCTTCGTTATGCTCTGGACTACGATTAGCTGGGTCATAAACTACATTAGTAACTCCATGCCGGTTGAGTAGTATGTTAGTTGCCTCTTGCGATGCGCCTCCTCCAATAGCTGCGTTGATGCCGCCACTAATCCACATAGGTTTATCTGGAGCGACTTTTTCTACTAACTCATCGAGACGTTCTGATATTTCAGTGAATGACGCGCTACCATATAACCTAGCTTGTGAAACAATTTCTTGGTTTCTTTCAAGCCAGTCTGCTGATTTTTCAACTAAATTAGAGCCATCAGGTAATGTCAGGTAATCTGCATCTTTGATAAACCACCTCGGAATAACATTACCCGAACGTGGGCTGATATTATCCATGAACCCACCGAACGGTTGCCACTGTCCGGCAGTTGTCCCACCGATGCCTGCCTTACGCCCCCTACCGGATGACAAGTAGAATACCTGTTTCATGCCTTCTGGCAATGAGACTTCGACAATTGTCCTTCGGCCTGATTGCCCTAAAACTCGTATATCCTCGGGCTGTAAGGTGTTTGCATCAAACCCCATATCATCAAGCAAAGCACCTCTATATCTTAATCCATTTAGCTTTTTCTGCTTATGGGCTTCCCGAACTATTGTAGGAGCATTTGTATCAGGAGCATTGTTCAATAACCGCATGTCCTTAACGGATACCGGATCACTTATTGAAGGCTGCGGCCTGCCATCCTCGTCCTTATCAAAGGAGAACGTATCCCACATAAGGAAGCTAGGATATCGTTGTATATGTAAACGCTCCCCCGCTGGTGCTGTAGCTTCAGAAACCCCTGTATGCCTCATGGTTATGCCCCGCATCCTCGGGTCATCCAACTTAGCTATATCAAGGTTCCAATCAGGGAATTTGGTAGCGTTGGGGTCTTGGCTATCCCATAAATCCATACCTCCTAATGATGACCAAAGCTCAAGCTGCTCGTCCGATGAAGTCGGGGTGGTAGCCACACCCGTTAGTGGTTGTCCGGCTCCCCTAGTTAAAGGTCTGGCTGTGCTGTATTTTGCGATAGCCTGACCCATCTTAGCGAAGTCGCGTGCCACCTTCTCATACTTATTCCATTGGGCTTCTGTTTCTAGCTTTCTTAAAGGCCGTCCTGTTCTATCGAACTGATCTTCTTTGACAAAATCGGCTGTGGTGTCTCCGGTAATTAATACGTGTGTTGATTTTTTAGATAATCCTCTTACACGCTCGTCATTAGCCCCCAGCATATGAATCCTGTATGCTTGTTGGTTTTCCGGTATATCATTCCGACTTACCTGATCGACGTAAGTTTCTAATTCTTTCTTAGACCAAACAGCTTTAGCGGAAGGTGCGCCTACAACGAAGTTCCATCTGCGGGAATCTTCCCCGAATATAGATGTTATATCACCTACCGCATCAGCAAACGATGCCTCGTCTCTAGGCGCGTTGGGTCGTTGCGCCGGAACAACTACGGTTACTCCTTTGTCCATTAAACCTAGCAGTCTATCTTTATACTGCTCTAGTAATTCTTTAGTGCCTATCGGGTCGCCTATTATATCAGGAGCAACCACAGTAAGGTTTAATGCATCTGTTGGGTTTATTGATAACGCAGCCCATTCCTCGTAAAAAGATACTATCTCCTCCCAATTAAGCAGAGAGCTTTTCGGGTTGTTATATACCTGTTCAACAATAGTTTTCGGATAGCCCGCTTTAATAGCCGCATCCACACTACCCGCATCCAGAATATTGTTCTTAGCAGAGAATGCCGCAAAGGCTCCGCTATCCAGAAATACTCTGCCTCCTCTAAACCAATATTGCAATAATCGCCCGTGACGTGCCCTGAACCCTTCTCCCGGTGCATGAACCCCATCCGTCTTAGGTTGTTTCTCGTAGTTTCGTTTATGTATAGATTGAGCCTGCGCACCGATTGACATCGTGCCCATTATAGCTTTCTTTAAATGATGCAGGTTTACGGCAGCTCCTGAGCGGAAGGTGTCGAACACTTCATCTACACGCGACTTGGGTAAGTAACCATACATACCTCCCTCACCCTCAACTTCACCTGTCATTGGGTCTTCAAACGCACCTATATAAAGGTTACCCCTATCATCCATGGTAGCGTTCAATCCCTTAATCGGCGTAGGTTGTGATTCCCAAGGCCATTCTGCCAGCATCTCAATCTCTTCCTCAGACAGATCAGGGTTCTGCTGTCGCAAGCGATCCGCATCATCCATGTCCGGCAGGACGTTGAGGGTGTAATTAAGGGCTTCTGCGGATTCCCTAGTGAAAGGGTCACCGTTATTCATAATCGTATACAGAAGTTTGTCTGTAGAGAATGAACCCATCTCGCCTTCCACGAACCGTTTCGTGGCTGGTGGTATCGGTGGGTCGCCTATTGAAGTGTAAAGGTCTGGGAAATAACTTTCTGGAGCGGCATCTTCTTTACCCCTATATGGGCGGTATATTTGAAGACCCTCATCCATGTAGTGTCTCGCAGCCTCATCTTTCTGTTTCCTTCTAACCGCTATTTCCAATGCTTCATCGGACGGAACGGGGTCTATCAGAGGGAACGTCAATCTATCCCTCGACCCTGTTGAGCTATAATACTCATTAGGGCTGGTTGTCAATATCCGCTGCTCCTCCGAAGTCAACGGACTGTCATCCGCTTTCCTCCAATCCAGTTCGTCCTCATATTCATTATCTCTTATATCCTGCCAAGAGTCTATTGTGTCGGCAATGAATCCTTCGGGGTCGGTAATTGCTTGCGGTTCCATTCTACCCACGCCCGTCATTCCTGCTCTCTGGTAGAAAGAAACCAGTTCCTTTCCTTGGGGGCCGTCTGTGGTATACGCCTTCGCTAAAGCAGAAACCATGGCACCTGTTTTATCGGCCTTTTTGAATAAGGCTTTTAATAAAGCCTTAGCCACGCCCTTTCTCTGCATTGTATGCGGAACCCAAAGAAGAGACAATTCTACTTCATTTTTATAGTTCACCCCCGGCTTCACTTTAAAGTAGATGTTCTCTACACCGATAGGGAGTCCTCCCCTCTCTGCTACCTCTTTAAAACTGTCGTATGCAGCATCCCATTCTTTAGGGAACCCTAAACTGGAAGGGCGCACTGCTGTTACCGGTTCATTTGAAAGACCTGCAAAGGCCACCGCAGTGGTTCCTAAAGACCTTATGTTCTCTATGGCTTCGCTCGCATCATCCGGCACACCCACCAATGAGATCGAAGTATGTAGGGCGGTGTCCTCGGGTTCCTTTACACCTACATCGTCAACCCATCCATTACCTGCCCATATCTTTTTCTCAGCAAACTGCATAACCGCGTGTAGTTCCGCAGTATCCATATCCAATTGTTTAGCTGCCCTGTTAAAGATCAGTTCTGCTGCTAGTAAGTCCCCACCGGATATACCCTGCTCGGCTGGTGGTTGGATACGCCAACGGGATTGGGATGCTTTAACGGGTGCTTTATATAAAAGTCTACGGAGTGAGCGCGCTCCCCATACACCGAAGCGTGCCTGCCCGATATCTTCAGGCAGTTCGGGGTCACTAAGTGATTCCTCAGCTTGTTTGGCAAGCAATGCGGCGGCTCGGTCTATGGCTCCACTGTCGATAGCAGCTTCTACTTTAGCCCTGTCAGGTTTAATTACGGCATAGGGTAGTTCCACGTAGTCGGGCTTTGTGAAATCCCTTGCACCCTTATTCCTGAACCCTTTACCAGTGAGCAATGGAGAACCTAACAAGTCATATGGCTGTTGGATAATATTATCATCCTCGTCATACTTTACCGGAATCATCGACGTATCATTTAGCTCTGCCGTGCTATCGATCTGAGTTGCAAGAGCCACCATACCGGATTCAGGATTGTTAACATCAAACGGCTCTATATCTGGAGCTTTGAAGTTACCTCTCATCATCCTTAATTGGGTAACAATGCGGTCAGTCGCTCTGGCGAGATGAGGGTTCTGGCGTTGGACTTTACGAAGCTCAAGTAACCGGCGTAGGAATCCTTTCATGTAACGGATTGCACGCTGGAGCAGATTGGGGTTACTCCTAAAAAACTTGTTATCTTCTTCAGTAGTAAAGCCACGCACCACTCGTTGTGCGTGCATACGCATCTTCTCCTCAATTAGCCTATACTTTTCCTTACCGGATACGGTAGGGTCAGGTGAGTTGAGTCTCGCAAACGAAGCCTCTTTAGAGGATTGGTCTTGGTAATATTCATCTGCTATATCTGTAAAGTCACCGTCACCTAAGCTATCGATTACTTCCTGAACTTCAGCCCTTGTAAGGACGTTCCAACTGGCTACGTGCGCCATCTCCTCACTGACCATCGTAACGGATAAGTGCAGGGCATCTTTATCCTGCAATCCACTTATGGCTCGGGCTACTCCGTAAGGGTTGATGTAGACCATATTACCCTTCGCCCACATAGGGGGTGCATTCTGTTTAGAGCCTCCGGGCGCGTAATCTAAGCTGCGGACAACCGTTGTGTTTACTCCATTCGATGAAGCTACGTCTAATGCTAGTCCTACGTTGTCGTTAACCCTGCGCTTTATATCAGTTGCTGTGTTTTCTGAATCATCTGCCGCGATAGCCTCCATCCCATTATGGGTTCCTGAAATCATTGGCGGCGGGGTGGTTGACTCAAAAGCAGCTACTTGTGTCCTGCGCTCATCGTAATCCCTTAAATCAATTCGGTCTTCGGGTAGTATGATCTGCCCATCATCGTCAAATGTGATTGGGTTGCCGGACTTCACGCGGCGTGAATCAAATACCACAAGTGTGGCTGGCGTGTCTCTCCGCATTCCACTTGGCTGCATCGGATCAACTGCCCGAAGATCAATAACAGAGTCGTAACCCAAGTAGTTGAGTATACCGTTAATAGCTTCTTGGGTTGCCTCAGATTCACCGAACATTTCATCCGACTCAAGGAACTCGACAAACTCTGAGAAAGGCGCGGCTTCATCTGCCATCTCAAGAACCTTCTTAAAGCTATCAGTTGATATATCTGTGTTTAACCCTCTTCCATTCAAAGGTGAGCCGGGGGATTCTGCTATAGCTAAAACAGAAGAAATAGCTTTAACCAACAAGGGAGCGTCGGCCTCAGCCATAACTCCCGTTGGGTTTTGAGTCATCTTTTCCGACCAAGCTACCTCAGCCAGTCTTTGCTGCTCTAGCCTTATATACTCTTCATACCCAACCAATGTTGAATTAAGTGATAGGTTGTATTCCTCTCTAATATTTGTTTCAGCTTCTTGCTTATACTCCTCAAGGACGCTTGAGTTAATACCGAAATACATATCCGGCTCATCCAAAATAGGTATTTCATCCTCCTTATAACCACTAGGCATGCGGGTTTCTTCAAAACCTCCAAGAACTGCGCTGTTCAGTAATGATGCGTAGCGCATGCGCTCTCTGTAATCGTCACCTATAAGGGACTTAGCTGCGTTATCATACGCCTCGACTTCAGTTATATCGGGGTTTTCTTTGCGGAGTCTCTCCGACTCCTCTGCAACCATTGCCTCCCAATCCTCATGGTAGGTATAAACAGATGTGCCATCCTCTTTCTTTGTTACGAAGATTGGTCTATAAGCCATTATCCTAGCCCACTTGGTCATAAATGAACTTAGCTGGGCAGATGCTAATGGGTTTCTTTTCGTCCATTCAGACAGAATGGCTTGCCTCTCCTCTGTTGAATTGGCTCCGCTCAGCAAGGGTTGGATGTGGTCACCGCCGTCATCCCCACTAAGATGGGTTGAGTAAACTGAATTAGGAGATGGTTCGTATGAACCTATTGATGTTTCGAGAGTTTCGTCCGCGTCAGATTGTTCACGACCACTTGCATACCCTTCTTTGAAGGCAGTCAGTTCATAAATCCATTTCCATCTGGGGGCTTCATACTGCGCTCCCGACAAACCTAGCTCATAGCCGGAACCGAAATAGTCTCTGGCGTTATCCAAGCGTCCTTGCTGCGTTTCTTTGGGGAATCTTTCGGTGCCGTGTTCAGTTTCTAACCGCTCTGTTGACCACTTACTATTAAAGACGGTGATGCCATCAGTAACTGGTTCCGCAGCGGCTGCATCCGGTCTTGCTAGTATCTCCGCTTTGTCCTCTTCCGTCAGGAAACGCGTCCTTAGCCCAGAGGCAACTATAAACTTAGGGTCTGGGAGAGCTGAAGTTGGTTCGTATACGACGTTATTTAAAAGGACAGTTAATTCGTCTGGGGGCTGAGTATTATCGTCGTTGAATACAAATTCTTTGGCCTCTTTCAGTTTCTTGAAGATAGCCTCACTCCCATCATTCTTAGTTAAAGTCTCGCCATCCAAGGTAGCGCGCCATCTTATATGCCTTCCGGTGCCTTCGCCCACCTTCTCAACTTTAAGTCTGCTGAAGGCACCAACGAACTTATCAGCGGCTGCTTTTTCCAATGGGTCTGCGATAAACCCTGTATCTATTTCTATATATAAGTCATTACCTCCGGCTTTCTTCCATGATGCGTTATAATGGTAATCCTCTGTGTCTGTGTTTCCGACGAATATAGGTAATTCTTCTTGTGAATTAGGCGATAGCTGGCTGGGATCATTCCTTACTTCTGATAAATGATCGCTGAGTAACTTTAGCTTATCCCTTAATAAGTCTACGTCTTCGGGATGCTTGTCCCTCCGCACTACATCTGGGAGGAACCAATCATATTTTTTAGCACCCCTCCAATATTCATATGACTCTTTTATATCAGAATATAACCTCTCTAAAAGGGCTATAGGAATGCCATCCGATGCGCTTAAATTACCTATAAAAGACATACCGACGAAGCTGCCGCCGAACCGCCCCGATAGAGAACCAGAGTTTAGCGCAGCTAAATATGTATTCTCAACCCTCATGGCTTCCTTATCGCCTAACTCGAAAGCTCTCTCCCAACGACTAACCGCCTCTGACTTCCAAAGCTGCATCTCAGCATTCAGTGCATTATCGAAGCGTAAATTGGCTGATGAGTCAGCTTTATCTGATCCCTCCAATGTATGCCCTCCAAAGATGTTTAATCCTAGAGTTGCGACATCTAATGAAAGTTCATCTTCTCTTCCACCATCTTCAGTCCGACTGATCTTACTTTCAATCACCGTCGAAGCGGTGGGGGTGGTGGGCTTAGTAGCTTTTAAGTTCGCTAGAATCTCATCCGCTTTGTTGTTGAGCGGATCAACTACCGACGCATACCCATCTGCCGTTGATGCTATATTTGCTAACCGCTTTAGCTCGTCACCAAGTATTTTTACTGAAGCACGGGGTAATTTATCATTCGCTAATATAGGTGAATCTGTTGCACGTTTATCTCTTAAAAAACTAGCTAGTTCTCGGAAACCGGCGGTTTCTATTACTGACTTATCCGCTCCCTCGTCATCATAGTCTTCCTTATTGCGCACCTCCTCTAACGCGAAATATAAGTATTCAGCATATTCGGTAGATGAATCAGCGTCTTCTAGGTTTACGCCTATCTCAACCTCTGTCATATCATCTATGACGGCTTCATCTTCGGCGGGTGCCGCCTCAAGCCTCTTTATTGGCCCTATGTTAAATGCGAATTGCGAATCACCTATTACACCCTCTTCAAAATTAATCTTGGATGTATCTTCTACGATTAGGATTTGGTTGCCAGCTTGTTCTTTAGGTAGTGCTATAATGCTCTGCCCTTCGGGGTTCTGGATATAAAGGTCGTATGCTTGTAGAATGAACCGCTCTGCATCAAGTATTTCGTCATACAGATTTTCTACTGCTCCATCTGAAAAAGCACCCTCCCTATTTTTATAGTCGTTTAATATGTTCTTATGATCTAAGTAGCGTTTGTCCTCTGCTTTGGAAATAGGTTCACCCGCAAACAAATTAGGGTTCAGGTATCTAGTATAGAATTCCGTTATACGGTTTTTCCACTTTTCCAATAGTTCAGGAGATATATCTGCGGCTACGTCAGGCCACTCATCCTCAAATTTTACGTATTCGGGGAAGGTATTGGGGTCTACGTCCCACAGCTCCTTTATCTTCTGTCTTGCGCTAGTTACCTCATTATTAAAATCCTCTTGCCCCTTATCACTCAAGTTGAATTCCAGTTGTTCGTATACTTTTTCATCTTCCTCTTTCTTTTTCTGCCAGTCAGTAAACTGGTCAGACTGGTTTTTAGCTACGTCCTTTTTACGTAGCCGATCTTCCAGCATGAGAGACATACTTGTGTTGAATGAAGTGAAAATGGCTTCCCTGAAATCAGCCATTTCAGAGTCCACCGTCCCTGATTCCTGAACCGCTACCTCAATGGTCTGAGTTATGTAATCCAGTAATTGAGGAGATATTGTGCCGTTGCGTTCAAACTGATTATCTAACCAATCAATTACAGGCTTAGATTGGATACGCCCTTCATTCTTAATTGAGTTGGATAGTATTTCCAACGCACGTTCAAATAGCTCACGCTCGTCGCCTTCGGCTAACTTAGCAAATTCCGGTATTGCAGATGGGTCGGGTTCAGTTACAGCCTCACCTTCACCTAATGGTAAACTTGTCTGCTCACTTAAAGGCAGTAAAAGCTGCTGTATTTTTTGTTCTACCGGCCTATCCAACGCTGCTGAGAAAGGGAATTCATATTGCACTTCGCCACTTTCAGTGGTGTATGCTTTAGGTATTGCAGGGGCTTCCTGCTCAAACATAGGAACCCATTCAAAATCCTCGACTTCTCTTTCGACGGTTTTGTATTTATCTTTACCGTCTTCATCAACGCCATCCTTTTCAAGCGATTCAATAATTGTCTTACGTTTTACTCTACGGAATCCCGGTCTAGGTGAAGGGCCGCCTTGTGCCATGACCTCATCAATGAATGGCATTTCGTCCTGCCCTAATGTTTCGGGCGAATCTTTCCGTGTAGCTTTCCGCGTAGGGAAACCCACCCAAGTCCCGCCAATGCGGACTCCATAAATGACTCCATCCGAATCTATATTATAGTCGGCGTCGTTGCGCGCTGCCTGAAGTTCAGCCTCATCAGTTATGCGCGGTAGGACAGATGGTAATATGGTCGCTCCATCTGTCGCGTAGTAATTTGCAAATGTTTTGTTAACCTGCCTGTGGTGTTTTTGTTTAGCAGGAGATGCTGGAATAAGTTCTGCATCTTCTTCTACGGGTGGTGTGATTTCTGTGGCTTCTGCTTCTACGTCTTCTTCAAGTGAGGGCGCGCCTTCAGGTCTTGGTGGCAGGGCTTCCCGTGGTCCTCTTGCCAACGCGGTGCGTGTCCAGTTACGTAGCTCGGCAGCAGCTAATGGGCTGTCGTTTTCTTCCAGTGTCGAAATTATATTCTGAATTTGATCGCGCTCGTATGACTCAGCATCTTTTATTCCTGCTCCTGTAGCGAACCGGTTAACGGCGCGCATGGCAGGCGTGAGTGTGCCGCCAATCAAGGCTCCCGCTCTCGCTCCTACTAACGCTCTATTTATGTGTTCAATTAGTGGGCGTTCTTCGTCCAACGCAGCGGCTTCAATAAAGCTCTGCACAAATTCGTCCAGACCCTCCTCCATGCCTTCAGGCAACGCGTCCTTAGCCCTAGCTTTAAGGAATTTACCTACACCTTTATTAAAGGGTCGGTCCAATTCGTGTATAGCCTCTGCCATGCGGCTCTTAATTAAAGCCTCAGCTTCCTTGTTTCCTACCTTTTGACCTGATAGTTTGGTAAGGACTTGTTTCATCTCCTTATAGGAAAGCCCACGATTCAATAAAGAATCTTCGAAACCACCCAACCCCATCTTGCTAAATGCTGATGTTATAAGGATGGTCGATGCCGCTGCCTTTAGTCCAGCACCTAATGCAATGGCATGTTTTTCCTCATGTGACATTGTATCAGGCAGGCTGCCATATACGGACACAAACATCCCACCACCTGAACGTGTTCCCCATGGAATTGCCATGGTAGTCTGACGCATAAAGCGATTAGACATGGCGCGGGTATATGCTTCGATAGCCTTCTCCACTCCGACTTTGGCAGCGTCGGTTCCTGAAGTCTTAATCAGGTTGTTGGCTATCAGGTCATCAGCAAGTTGCTTAGGGGATTGGTAAAATTTGGGTTTCAATAAAGTAAGTCCCATAGACTTCTTTGCTAAACCCTTAGCAGTCACACGTGATCCAGCCTGTGTGGATAGGTAACCCAGACCCACAACACCTCCCGTAAATGCTGCTAATCCTAACGATACCAAAGCATCTACGACAACAGCAGAAGCTGTTCCTGCGGCGTCTAGCACCCAACTGAATTCTTCCCCGAACAAGGCTGCAACTTCTCTGCGTCTTGCGTCTTCCTTGGCTTCCTTTTCATTATACTCACGTGCAGAAGAGCTGCCAAATATTTGAGCAGGGAATGACCAAAGTTGTGCTATCGATGCTTCTATAGACGATCCGAATTGAGTTAATTGGTTTTTGAAATGGCTGTAATTCTCAGGGTCTGCTAAGAAATTATCTAATATGTCTACATCAGGAGTTCCCTTAACTCGTCCTGCCTGCAAAGCAGCCCGCCATTTAGAACCTGTGGCACTGGTTTCATCTAAAATATCTTTATAGTGGTCAAACGCACCTGCTACATAAGCCTGTCTGCGTTGTTTTAAGGAGATACGTTGTTCGTCCGTAAGACGTGTGTCTTTATCTACCGCGCTTTCAAAGCGGTCACGCCTTAGCATGAGCGTGGGGTGAGCCATAGGCACACCACCAAACATGCGGATGTTCCGGTTATCTTCTTCTGGGTCATCGTAAAACTCAAATGCTCCCGAATGGTTTAAGTCCTGCGCTGCAAATACCTGAAGTGCTCTCCCTATGTCCCTATCTGAAAACCTACCGTGAGCCTTAGCTCCGTAAGAATTTCGTGTCTTGCTATAATGACGTTGTAGTGCTTCCCTGGCGTCCTCTATAGATTTGTAAGGCGTGTCGATGAACTCTTTGTTTATCTTATCGGCTTTACTAATGGCTTCTTTTACATCTTTTAAAGCCCCTCCCATTACATCGTAATTGGATTTATCGGCCTTAGCTGCGGCCATCTCGACCATTAATTCGGACAGTTCCTGCTGTTCAAAAACATTAAGCCCGTCACTATTCTTGGTCTGGGAAAATCTAAGTGCTTGTGCTGCGTCTGCGTAACTGACAGTCCCTGCCATGGCTGACCGTTTAAAGGCATCCCCTAAATGAGCACCTCTACTAGCAGGCCCGCCTATTATACTCCGCTCGTTTCCATCAATACTTGAAATGGTAGCAAATGGGATTTCGCCTGTGCGAACTAATAATGCTTTAGATTCATTTAAGCGGTTATTGACGTAGGGGTCTGTAGGGTCTGCTTCTAACTTCTGTGAAAAGTTATCTGCCTCTAAATCCCCTAACGCTTGACGCACAAGAGAAATCTTTCTGTCAGAGGAAATATCACGTGCACCTACTAAGTTTACCGCGTTAGCCTCAAAATCAGGGTCTACGTCAGGAGTCCCTATAGCTCCTATTTGCTGTGCTTTTTGCAGTAAGGCGGTATTTATCGACGCGTCGATCTCGTCAGTCAGCTCGCCTGTATTGAGGTGCCACTCCCTTACATAATCTGCGTAGTTTCTTATGCTTTCAACCGGCTCCTCAGTGGTCATCCCTCGGGCATTTGACCATGATTCATAATCATTGAACGTGTCCTCCTGTTTAATAGGAGATAATACGGGGTCATTGACCCCACCAAGTGGTGGAATAGGAGCGTCTGGCACAGCAGATTAGGTTGTTAAAGTTAAAAGGTATATTACCTCATTATCTGATTGGGGAAATCCCAAATTTGCGTTCAAAGAGACTTTGCCTCCCACTAGCCGTGGATGGCTGATCCCCTGAAGATGGTAGCGAAGAGTAACGGCGGCCACTTAACTCATCTCGTTTAGAGGAAATGGCGTCACGCGTCTGACGTAATAACGCTGCAAATTGTTTTACTAACTCGTCAGAGCTGATTTTTTCTAAATCAACGTCTGCGAAATCCGTTTTATCGAATCGTTCTTGTCCTATGACATCCCTAAGAACTCGGGATACACGGACAAATTGCATCTTACGGAAGTCTTCTACAGATAGAGGGGCTCCCGCAGCTTCTCCTGTTTGTGAGGGCATAGCTAACTCATCCCTGCCTTTAGCGAATGCAGTCATGGAGCTGTTAACTTCCTTATCTGCCTCTGATAAACGGGTTAGGTAATATTCCAAACCAGATTGCTTTTGCACCAAGGCGTCCTCTGCTCTCTTCAGTTCTGCTTTAGATACAGCCCCACTATTAACGGCTCGGGCTAGGGCACTTAAATCTCTTCCTATTGAATCATCTGGCGCGTAAAATTCGTTTACGACCTCCGTTGATCCCGTTCTAGCAGCGGCAAGTGCGGTATCAAACTTCTGCCTAGCAGATGTTTTCTCATCCTCTCTCTGCCCAGCTACCTGCGTATACGCGGTATTGAATACAGCCGATAAACGGGGGTCAGTAATCGCTGTGGGGTGTTTAAGTTTAAGAGCTGATAAAGCTGAAATCTTATCTGAACTGGTAGCGTCGGCACTAATTATGGGGTTAATCTGATCTACCACATTAGGTAATATGCCTTCCACTTCGCGTTGTCGTTTAGTAGCGTCTCTGGCAGTTTGCAAATTCAATTGGGCTTGCTCAAACGCAACCTCATCTCTTCGTAGTTTTTGCGCTCGCTGTTGCCTTTCAAACACTTCGTTATCTAATAACGGCATAAATCTGTTAGCTAACATTTCCTGTTGGCCTATTGGTATGCCGGGACGAGCTATATCCTGAAAGAACTGCTGCCTCATGGGAACTATGTCCCTTTCAAAATCTATCGTATCGTCGAAATGGGATCGACGGGCGGCGGCTACAGTTTCTCTTCCTTGTTCTACGGCAGAGCGGAATGCAGGCGTCATTATGGACGGCTCATTGAGACGCATATTTTCTGCCTCAAGCATCATTTTGCCTGCTTCAGACCTATAACCTTGTCTGCGTAATCTTTCTGCGGCTCTTCGTAGACGAGAGGATTGCCGTCCAGTCGGGACTGCCGCTGCCATACCCGACATATAATTCGGGTCGTATGCTATATCTCCTTCAGCCATTTTGCTTATTTATCCCATGGTGCAGGTCCAAAACGAGAAGCGTGCTGGCGTGCTAAGCGTGCTTTACCCTGCTCATAAATTTCCTGCTTCGATGGTTTGCGAGTTTCGATCTTATTTATAAACCTCTCAATATTGGCCTGAGTCATGTTACCAGACCACGGGTCAATCTGTTCGCCAATAGCAAAAATATTCTCTAGTTCGTCCAGATTATCTGCTTTCTTATAGTAATCTTTATCGGCGGCGATGTTGTCTTCTATCGTCCTAGCTAGTTCCTTCTTCAAGAATAGGGTGGATTGATCATCCGTGAGTGCTAGTTTTTTGCGCCTTGCCTCATCTTCCTCATTTACCGTATTAAATTTTCCCGTCTTTAATCCTTCCGATAACCTACCACTTAACTCTTTGCCATATCGTTGACGGTGTAGTGCGCGGCGGCGTCCCGTCAAGGGAGTTACTGGTTTTGGCTTCCTTTCGATAGGAAACGGTAAGTCAGGAGCTACTGCTGGGCCTGTATATGTTGGGTCAGTCCATGCAGGAAGGGGTTGCTCTCTAATAGATATCCGTTCAGGAAGCCCACGCTCAGCGCGGCTGGCTTTTTCAGCTTCGATATCGTAACCGTAATCAGGTTCTTTGACTTCTTTAGGAACCCACTTCTTCTTTTCAGCATCCCAATTGTGGGTCTTGGCGTAATCGGGTTCGTCTATTTCCTCGCCCGTTTTGGGGTCTTTAGTTTTAGCGGTTATTAATGGGTATGAAAGTCTTTGCTGAATGCGTTTGATAGGAGCTAAAAATTTCTTCGCATTACTATTCGTTAGTTTTACGGTTTTACCGCCCTTCCATCCGGCGTCGGCCATCTCAGGAGTTATAAAGACTTCGGGACCGACTACTTTATTTTCCTCGTCTACAAAATATGGGGAGTTATAATTAACAGCCATTTACTTAATTTTTTATGCTTATCCCTAGTGACTTTAGATATTTATCCCTCTCTCCTTCTTTCCAAGACCTTTGCGGTGGCTCTTCTTCTTCTTCATCTTCACTACCCCAGTAAGCGGCAGCGGGGATGAGAGCTGGGCTTCCAATAAGTGCTCCTAAAGCTGCCTTTTTCTTTTTAGACATCTTCTTAGGCTGTCCTACAGGACGATCAATAGTCGGCGTTGTTTTACTGCTCGCCCCTCCTGTGCCTTGCCGCTTAACTTGAGGTATATTACGTCCGAATTTTATTTGAGCTTCGGCTTCTGCGAAGGGATCACCCCCCATCCTTAAAGAAGCCGGTTTGGGCGGTTGTTGTGATGCAACAGTTTCAGCTAGGTCTTGAATCAGGTTATCAGGTTGTCCTGCTAATCGTTTTTCTGCTGCTTCGGCTGCTGCTTTTCTGCGGGCTTCAAATAAAAGTCTGGCATTTTTTTCAGCACTGTGTTGGATAGGTGGTCTGTCGGGGACCATTCGTCCTAACTCATCCGTTTTTGTAGACGCAGCTAAATGCTTAGGCATTGGGCTTTCGATATCCACATCAACCCCCTTCCGTTTCATATCTAATATCTCGGCCTTGGCTCTTTCAGGGTCGCCTGATAATATCTTTTGAATCTCTTGCCTTTTGTATTTTCGATACTGAAGGTTGCGGTTCATTAAACGGTTGTGTTCTACAACGTCTTTAGGGCTGTCAGGGACGACGAATCCATATCCCTCAGCTTCTTTCTTTAAAACTTGCCAACTAGGCACTTTGTTACCGTATGCTGCGCGTTGCCGTGCTACAAACTCTTTGGGTGGTAACATTTTATCAAACCTATCAATACTAATAGGTTCTGTGCGTGGGCGTGTAACGGGTGCAGGTGTAGGTGTAGGTGTAGGGGTGGGTGTAGTGGCGGGTGCTTGCCTACGTTGTAAAGGCGGGGCTCCCTGCTTTCGCGCAGCCTCCATTTTTAGCTGATTGTTTAATACCTTTGCGCGTTCAGCGGCGGATAGGGAAGTCTTCTGGGCATCTATCCTATCCTCTAGCTTTCGTTGTGTATCGAAAGCGGGGGAGTCTTTAGGGTATTTACTTAATGCCTTATCGCGTGCAGTGGGTTTCGATCTAAATTTATTAAAAACCGCCCTAACTATATTACCTTTAATACCTTTAGGTTTAGCTTTAAACTCAGGAGCTGCCATTACTTCTTAGGGGGGTTTTTACCTTTTGGCGTTTTTAATTTTTCCATAGCCATACGGAGTGTGTTATCGTCGGGAAACCCTCCAGCGGGGACGTTAACGCCGCCTGCTTCCATATACTCTCTCAGACGATCCTTCTGTGTCCTGCCTGCCGGTTGGTTTGCTTTCCTAGCGGCGGCTAGAGCCTTTTTATCGGGTTTAGCCATAGCCATTGATTCCCGCAAAGATGGCTTAGCTTTGGCCGTAGTTTTAGCAGCCCCGAGGGATTTCCTACTAACCTTATCCAATACTTCGGGTGGGACTACTGGTGTCGGTTTTACCTTTAACTTTTTTAGAAATGAAGATGCTATCTTTGAACCTGCCATAACTTAAAATTTAAGGGATTTATCCAGTAAGTCAACACACTGGAGTGCCCATATAAAATTTCTTCTATTAAACATTTCCAGTTGTTTCTATTACAGAAACAACTGGAAACATGCACATGAGAAACTTTTTAAGTCAAATTTACGTTAGATTTGATCTACCGCTAAAATCTTAGAAAGTCCTTTTATATCCCGCCGTGGACGTGCCTTATTAATCGAGCTATCTTCCACTGGCTCAACAGCTACAAGCCCATGTCTTTGCCTAGCTAAGTCTAAGCACAGAAAGGCAGCGTCCGCTAAGTCAGGACTGCGTCCAAACCGCGCCTTATAATCAGGCTTAGACTCGATCTTCATGCGAAGAGTAGACCCTTTGATCATTTCGTAGTTACGTCCTGTTATTTCCTGAGCGAGCGCATTATCTATTCCAAACAATTGCTTGGTTCTTACCAGTTCTTTCCCTACAAACCATAACTCGCTAACTCTATTGACGTATAATTCTGTGCCTATTAATTTAGAATTTGCCGAAACCCGTTTATCAGACGCTTTTCCACCGAATGAAACGCGAAGTATCTCGTCAGACCACTCCCCCGCCAATACATCGCAGAAAGGCGCACCGGCTCCTGTGGCATCCACCGCAACATCCTGCGGAAGTATCTTCCTCTTCTGACACGCCTCTTTCACCTGCCGGACGATCTGATAAGTGCGAGGCACCGCGTGGTTGGTGGCATCGTCGTTGAGCTGCAACGCTTCATCCAGCATAACGCAATACTGCCCATTTGAATCATATCCGACAAAACCTGTATACAGTATAGTTCTATCCCCTCCATTCGTGAATGCGGGGTCGAGTCCGGCTATAGCTGTGGGTTTTCCGCTCCATTCTATTTTACCTAATGATCCTGATCGGGATAATTCTGCTTCTGAGTATATACCCTCTGTTTCGTCCGAGTCGAAGAACACGGCGCGGACCATTCTCATATAGCCCCGCGACTCTTGTCCTAATAAGGCTTTATCTTCATTGATCTTTTCTATCGTAGGTAACCAAGGATATATAACCTCGCCTGCTGTTATATTAGGACTACGCTCCCCATCAAACCGGATATATTTACCATTCCACTTAGTTGTCCACTTTTCATCAACATTAGTATCTACGGAATCCCACCCGTTTTTTGGCTCGCTCCAAACCCCGAAGGCGTCAAACCGACTAGAGGGGTTCGACATACCAATCATTTGAAATGATGGGTTTTTGGATAAGTTCGACAGACCAGCTTGTAGGATTGCCTCGCTGAGTTCGGACAATTCGTCCGCGATGACGACCACTTTTTTTTGTTTGATACCGATGAATTTGCCGACAGCCTCCCTTGTTTTAGACTTTTCTGCCGCAATAAGGGATAGACCTGCCCGCTCTACTAGGTTTCCTCCTTCTGTTATATAAGCAGCATTACCAATCGAATCCCGAATCCTGATCGGTGCTCCCTCAATCACCATCAGCAAGCTGATCACTGAACCCCAAATCCTTTTTCGTGCTTCACGTAACGTGGTTGAGGTTAGAAGGATCAGGGTATCGCGGGGCTGGGCTAACCAGTTCAGGATTCCCCATGCGGCCATAGTATGAGACTTACCACTGTTGGCTGCGCCTCCGATAGCTACGTATTTATTCCTTATCACAGCCCGTATCATATCGACTGCCCAAGGGTGTTTAACCATTAAAGGTTCAGGTAAGTCAGGATGATTCCATAACTCATCACACAACCTCCAGAAATAATACTCTCTGGCTTTAGGCAGTTCGTGATTAGCGAAGCCATACAACAGAGCCGTTAAGGTATTAGTGGGCGGTATAAATAAACCACCTACATCCATCTTCTTTGTTGTGGGGTCTATGCGCGGTTCGTAAACGTGTAATTTTGATCCCATCCAACTTGAACTATAGCAATTTAAATAGTATATATTAAATGCTTTGAGTAAAAAAGCCAAAAAAGCCAAAAAGTCGGAACTCATTAAACGGGCTCTCGACATGTATAATAAGGATTACAAGTTGGTGAATATCTGCAAGGAGTTGGATATTCACCCCGCTACGTTACGTAGATGGCTAAGGGAAATGGGAGTAGCTCCAAAGACAAACTCTCACGCAGAATCTAATCCTAAACCAAAAGACCCTGATCCGTTGGGGACGGCTGTTGACAAAAATCTGAAAGAGACAACTGATGATGCTGTCAAGCTGGCTAAACACGATGCACGCTTAGCGGAGGATAAATCCATGATGGAGATAGCGGAGTCCCAATCCTCACCGGCAGAGAAATACCAAAGTTATATCGCAGCGGCGGGAATAAAGCTGCTACGCGATGCTATGAAAAATCTTCGCGGACCTAAAACCGTCCGTGAACTATCTGAACTGGATCAACTAATACGACGAAACCTCGGTCTAAATGCTAAGACCGGTGGCGGGACTGGGAAGGTTCAGATAGACATATCAATACTCAATAACGCGAAAGCTGATAGGGGTAAAGGCTCTATAAAAGTAAACCCTGATAAAGTTATCGACGTTGAGGAACTAGACTCTGAATAATGAGCACTCCTGAGACTACCGAAAATGCTGAACATTGTATCCTACTCTATTCGGGCCTTAATGACGCATACATAGGGAACGTAGAGACGTTTGGTAAAGCACCCGTTGCGTGTTACTCTAAAAAAATAACGCTTAAAATTTTGGAGACAGAATATAAGCTAACTCCTAGAGAAGCACGCGAGCGTTATGAATATGAATATCTTCAAAATGACTATGGGGATGCAACACCCTCATTTCTTGACGATGAAGAAATCCCATCTATTTCCTGACAGGCTGTTGGTAATAGACCCGTTAGTGTTAATAAGGGAGGATTTGCCACCAAGGGATTTCCGGTTCGTAAGCATGCGCTGTAAAGGAGAGTTTTACCTTGTAAAGCCACAACGAGCTAAGGAAGTATTCTTTTTACAAATGCTGGGTAAGAATATTGATATATTTCTCCCTTATACGGGTGAGGGGTTGTTGATTAAAAGAAAGGCCATAGACTATCTATACACTCCTGTATTAAGCGACTAATGATAGTTGGTATCGATAACGGTCTTGATGGCGGTCTTGTGGCTATATCTAAACACACTGGTTCAGTTATTGATAAAACAGTAATGCCTACTTTTCATAGGCTAGGTAAGCGAGAAGTCGATTCCCGTAAAATTTACGATTGGATAATGGGGCTTAACACCCCATTCACCGTAGCTATTGAAGAACCTTTACGCCATGCGCGATCATCGCAAGCCATACGATCAATGGCTATATCATTTGGAAAAATTCTAGGCATGGCCGAATGCCGTCAATGGGAAATAAACTGCGTAAGCGTGCATAAATGGCAAAAAGAGATGCTGGGTATGATTCCAAAAGGAAAGACAAAAGAGGTAGCTCTTGCCGTAGCCAACACCTTAGCTCCTGACGAGTGTTGGCAAAAAAGTAAGCGGGCTTCTAAGCCCCACGATGGGATGATTGATGCGTATTTGATCGCCCACTACTTGCGTAAAAGGTTGTAGTTCAATATTTTTCTGGACATTCAGTTATTTTCCATGTAAGCCTTTGCTGCATGAAAACCCTGTTCCCTACTCAGGCCGCTGCGGCTAAACGATTCCTACACCATTTATTAGACGGGCGGCACACGCTAGATTCAAGTGATGTAGGCACCGGTAAAACCGTCGTAGCGGCTCATATTGCTAAGGAGTTAAAGAGGCAGCTTGCATCGCCTGTTGCGGTAATATGCCCTAAAGCGGTCATACCCTCATGGGAACGGGAGCTGGACGAGATGGGCGTTGAGCCATTGTTCGTAATGAACTACGAAAAAATAAGGACAGGCAAGACTCCATACTTAACCAAAAAAGGGAAAAAAATATTCCGATGGGGGCTGCCTAAAGGGACACTCGTCCTTGTTGACGAAGTGCATAAATGTAAAGGACCGTGGACTATAAATGCTGAATTACTAATTAGTTTAGTTAACCACGCCCATAATTATCAAGGCTATCGTATACACGCCATGTCAGCTACCGCTGCGGAAGACCCAACAGAGATGAGGGCGTTGGGTTATATGTTGGGGCTTCATGGGCAAAACCGCCAAATAATTAGGGATAAGGTAAATTGGTTTACGTGGATGAAGCAGTTTGGCTGTTCACAAGATGAGTGGGGTAAGTGGAGGCTTTTAAGTAGAAAGAGATTAACTGAGTTACATGATCATTTATATAAAGATGAGATATCATCTAAAGGCCGGTTTGTTAATCGGGCGCGTGCGCAGAAATTGACTGTAGAGCAATTTCCCGATTCGTTTAAGAATAACAGGGTATTCATAGAGCCTATAGAATTCAAAGAATCTTCGAAGATACTAAAAGCCTATGATGATCTAGGCATAACACCATCTATTGTCGAGGATTATATAGAGGATGGTGTAGTTACAAATAGCGAGCACGTGCTAGTTAATATTTTAAAAGCACGGCAACTAGCGGAATCATTCAAGACCCATGACATAGCTGACATGGCTTCTGACCTTTTGTCGCAGAACAAATCAGTTGTTATATTCGTTAACTTTAAGGACACGGTAGACGCGCTATGTAAGAAGTTAAAATGCCCTAGAATAGACGGGTCACAGACAATAGACGAAAGACAAAGTGTTGTTGACGCTTTTCAAAACGACGAGGTTAGAGCCGTAGTGGTTAACATAAAAGCTGGAGGGACAGGACTCTCCCTGCACGACATAAACGGTAACCATGCGCGTGTTAGTCTTATATCTCCTACGTTCTCAGCCAAAGACCACGCACAGGCATTGGGTAGGATTCATCGTAATGGTGCAAAATCCCATGCATTACAAAAAATTCTAGTCGCTTCCGGTAGCGTAGAGGAAAACATAATAAAAGCCATTAACCGGAAAATGGCTAACCTACATATGCTCCATGGCTGAGTTTAAAGAAACACAGGTGTATCTTATGCAAGATACTACCAATAACTTTTACAAGATTGGTAGATCGCAAAAACCTAGATATAGGGAAAGGACATTACAGGCAGAGAAGCCCACGATAGAGTTGCTACTGTGTTTTGTTGGTTGCTGTGAAGATGAAAAATACCTGCATGATCACTTTAAAGAAAAAAGGATACGGGGGGAGTGGTTTAACTTAGATGACGACGACGTAGAATTCTTTAAAGAATACGCAGGCAAAACAGTTAAACCTTGGGATGATTGTTATAGTGAAAGTTACTATGGTAAGTATGATTTAAAATATGACGATGAAGGCAAGCTAGTATTCGCGCATAGCTATGAAGAAAGACATAGCTCTGAAAAACCGGAAAAGTTTAAATTCTATGAATGGGGCTCTGATGAATATAAAGCCGCAGAAAGAGAAAGAATTAAAAATGAGCACGGATAATAAACCAGACCACGCAAACCGCGATCATGCGGAATTTTCGCCCTCATCTCTCAAATACGTAGCCGGTTGTGCTGGTTACCAAGGCAGGGACGGGACAAGCGCAGCAGCCGAAAAAGGAACCCGTATCCATGAAGCGTTGGAAGAGCTTGACCCTAGTGCCTTGCATGACGAGGAAGAACTTGAAATTTACTGGCAGATTGTAAAGGATGAAGAAGCCTTTCTATCAAGCGTGTTGGATGAGGAAGCCTTAGAAGACGCGGTAGAACTTAACGAAGTTCAAGTAGATGTGGAATTAGACGGAGTCGCTACATGGGGGACGTGTGACCGACTTACTATAGCAGGTAAGCGAGCTGTTATGGGGGATTATAAAACTGGCATATCGGTTATCGACACTCCAAAAGAAAACTGGCAGGCGAAAGCATATGCTTTAGGCGCATTTCAAAAATACCCTGAAATTGAAGAAATTATATTCGTATTCTATATCCCTGTCAGGGATCAAGTATTAAGTGATGTATTCACACGCGATGATGTTCCGTTGCTAGTTAAAGAGTTATCGGACGTTATTAGTAGAGGTGAAGTGATCAGACCACAGTGGGAAGGTGGTCAGCCTGATATGGATGACTTAAACCCGACGGTAAACTGTCGGTTCTGTCGTCACGAAGGACATTGCCCAGCTTTGGGCGGTCTAGCTATTGAAGTAGCCACTCGCGTATCAGAAACGATACCAAAAGACATTGATATAAATAATCCTAAAGACCCCGAAGTGGTTGAGCAGCTTTGGCTAGTTGCAAAGGTAGTTACGAATTGGGCTTCAAGGGTGAAAGCTCAGGCTGTCGCGCAAGCTAAGGATGGTATGGAGTTTCCGTCTCTCCGACTACGCTCCATGGGAGCTACTCGTAAGTGCACGGACAATAATAAACTGCTAGATATAGCCGAGGAGTTTGGAGTTACCCAAGAAGATATGTTGGATTTAGCAAGTGTCCCGCTCAAGAAATTAGCTGGGCTTGCGGGGCAAACAGCGGAAGAAGGGGAGAAATTACAAAAGACCAAAGATTTTCTTGACGCAGTCGAAGATGCGTCTATTATCGATGTCTCCGAGACGCGGTATACGCTCTCATAATTAAACAAGAAACAGGAAACAATAAAAAGTAAACGCATTATGCCGAAGCAAGAAGTAGTTGAAGTAAAGAAAAATGAGCTGGCTGGGGCTCAGCAATTAACAATAACTCCCAGCGACATCGACATCCCTAGATTGAATATCGTCCAAAAGACCAGTTCAATTGATGGGCCTGTCGGTTCTATCGTCCTTGATAAAACCCATATCCTTATGGAACCAGAGGACACAAGAGAAGTAATAGTGGTAACAGCTCTAAAACGCTGGAGGGAGAATATCCCTTACGGCTCAGATGAGCTACCACGAATTGCAGAGAATGAAACTCAGAAAGAAGCAATCGAAAAGAACTCCGAATGGGGGACTATTGAATTCGCTGATATCATTCTATTAATCCCTCAACCAGAGGGCGATGATAACGAGGCTGCTTATACGGTGCCTATTGAGGATTCTATGTATGCCATTGGCAAACTGAATGCCGCTAAGGATGCGTATCGTATGACTTATAAAAGGCTTGCCACCTTTAGCACGTTTAATCCGTCAACGCCGTTCAGTCACCGCAAATGGACATTTGCCGCTGAGCTGCTGACCAAGGGTAAACATAGTTGGTATGCCCCATCGTTAACAATAACAAAAGAGAAGCCATCCGATGACGTTATCGAATTCGTTGGCCGTTTAACTTCCTGATATGACTTTATCTGAAGCAGTAAAAAAAGAGATTGCTGAAATGAGTAAATTTCAGGGAGAACTAACTGAACAAATTGCATTAGCAGAAGCCCAGAAAGAACGCTTATCTCATTTGATAAACGCACTTAACAAGGTGGAGCTTCCTCCCGAAGAGGAGCAATTGGAGTTAGATTTAGGGGATAAGACCTCATAAACTTAGCAGGCTTGTGTAGGGACTCCTGCTACATACCCCCGGCAGCTTTTAATGCCTTTCAAGCTGCCGGGGGTTCTTACCCTAAAGGCATATTACATAAAAAGGCATGGACACTTACGCTCTCGATTATGAGACATACTACGATAAATCATGTAGTATAAGGACACTTGGTCCTCTTGGATATTTTAGCCACCCTGAATTTGATGCCTACATGGTATCTGTGGTAGGCGATGAAGGAACCTCATTTGTAGGCCATCCGAAAGACTTTGAGTGGTCTAAACTTAAAGGACAACGAGTGTTATCTCATAACGCATCGTTTGATGAAACTTTATATTTATTTGGTGTAGAAAAGGGGTGGTGGGCTCATGTGGATTACGCTGAATGGCACTGCACTGCTGACCTGTCAGCTTACTGCGGTCATCCAAGGGCTCTCAAAAAAGCAGCAGAAGATGTGCTAGGCGTCCAGATGGATAAATCCACCCGAGATAACATGAGTGGGAAGCGGTGGGATAATATGACGGAAGACTTCCAAAAGGAAGTGATGGAATACGCGCTAAAGGATTCCGTATATTGCCTAGATTTATGGAATAAATTAGCTCCAAAATGGCCTGAGCATGAAAAGCAGGTAAGCCGCATGAATCGTAAAATAGTGCAACGTGGTTTGCCCATAGATGTTAAGGAATTAAAGAAGCAAAAGGACAGTATTACGGAAGAGCTATTTAAGGTAGAGAATACCATACCTTGGATAAACGACGCGCCCATTCTGTCGCGCACGGCCTTTAACGATGAATGCCGGAAAATGGGTTTAGAGCCTCCTGCAAGCCTAGCTATGACTGATGAGGATGCTAACGAATGGATTAGGGTAAATGGAACTAAATATCAATGGGTTCATTCAGTCCGTAATTACAGACGTATTAATGCGTTAAAAAGGAAACTGGAGTCGTTCGATTTCGCAACGCTATCCGATGATAGGTATTACGGGGGGATAATGTATTTTGGTGCTCATACAGGAAGGTTTAGTGGTTCTGGAGGAAACTTAAACTTACAAAACTTACCTAGAGGAGATTTGTTTGGGACAAACTTACGTAGCCTGATAGCTCCCAAACCTGATAAACGACTCATAGTGGTTGATCTTTCGCAGATAGAGGTGAGGACATTATGTTGGTTATCACAAGATGAGGTAACACTTGATGAAATTAGGAGAAGTGATGATATCTACGAAGCGTTCGCAGTTAGGTTTGGTCTTTGGGATTCTTCTAAAGGCGTATTGAAGGACGAGGATTCTGCATTGCGCCATAAGGTAAAGACCATGGTTCTAGGGTGTGGGTATGGGGCATCCCCTACGCGCTTTGCATCTATGTCGGGCATGGATTTTCAAGAAGCCAAAGACGCCGTTACGTTATATCAAACTCAGATGCAGTTGGTTGTTAAATACTGGAACTTGTTATATAGAGGTCTACGCCCTGCCCACGATAATTTTGAGGATTACGTAATAAATCTTCCGTCAGGAAGGGTATTAAACTATGGGGCAGTTAAATCTAAGATAGGAGATGGTAGAATATCCTTTTTTTCCGACTCTGTTGTAAAGGGCTCTAAGAAGATGCGTATGCATCTATGGGGCGGTTTGTTAGCTGAGAATGCTGCATCCGCGTTAGCTAGAGATATTTTTGTCGATATTATGCTCCGTTTGGAAGCGGCTGGTATGGATATCATTATGCACGTGCATGACGAAGTTGTCATAGAAGCAAAAAAAGAAGACGCGGAAGAAATCCTCGCCAAAGTAATCGACACCATGCGGACTCCCCCTGCTTGGATACCCGACATCCCGCTTGATGCTGAGGGTAAAATTTTAGAAAGGTATGAAAAATAATGCAATATAGATACTTAAAAAACCTACGTGAACAAGTCAAACTCTACAAGACCTCCGACTTATCAAAACTTAATAAGACAAGACCTCAATTTAAATCTAAATCGCAATTCAGGGATTGGTGTGCAGACCCTAATACTGACCATTGTTTTTATACAATGGTGGAAGGGAATAGCCCGTCTGCACGTGTAACAGGAGATAACCCTCCCAACGCTATAGGAGGTATAGTTGTAGATTATGACGCGCCTACGGATTGGGCTGTTATAGATAAACTACTAAAGGCACAGTGTAAGCAGCACATGCCTATGTGGCGTAGTGAGACTTACTCTGGATACGTCAGGCTAGTTTTTCCTTTCGAGTCTAAGATGCCTATAAGTCCTGAGATGTTCCCTGCTTTTATGAAGCAGATGTCTGTGCAGCTTAGCCTAGAACGTATATTACCGGGTTTTGATTCTTCTTCATTAAAAGCCACTCAGTATTTCGAGCTAGGGACTAATTGGGTGAAGATAGGTGACCCACTACCAAAGTCTTTTTACCAGACGGCTTTGTTAAAGGCGTCTATGGATAAGCCCCCGCAAACTTCAGAGGTTTCGATTCCTATAGACGTTGTCGCGGAAGAAGTAGAAAGGAAATTTCCTAATAGATGGACTAATACATTTGAAGTTGGTGCGAGAGGCCCGTTGTTCTGGATTAACGACGGAATTGATAGGGATGGATGTCAGATTGTTGAGGACGGCATAGTTTGTTATAGCGACCGTGCGGGGAAAGGTTTTATGACATGGCGTGAGATTTTGGGCTCTGCCTTTGTGAAACAATACGAAGCCCAAAAAATGGGAGGAATTCTGGATGAGTATTGGTTCAATGGGAAAATGTTTTACAAACTGATCTATGGGAAAGCCCATGCTACGCCGAAGGATCAAGTTATACTGGAGCTACGTAAAGCGGGTTTTTCCCCCCGAGCTAAGAAGGGGCAGAACCTATCTGAAGTTGAAAACGCAATATTAGCTATAAGTAACGAAAACAGGATAGATGAGATAGCTCCTGTTATTTTTAGCGATGACCGTGTAGTTGAATATAATAGCCAGCGCATACTTAATAACGGCAATATAAAACCAGTGGAACCGGCAGATAATGGTGATCCTGCTAACTGGCCTTTTATCCATAAGTTCTTACATCAGTTATTCTCTAACGCTACGGGTAAGCCTGATACAATTGAATACTTCTTCGCGTGGATGAAGCGTTTCCTGATATCCGTGCTCAACAAAGAACCCATGCAGGGACAGGCTCTGCTATTGGTAGGAGGCGTGGGTAAGGGGAAGTCATTACTCTCTAATCGCATAATATCTGGAATGGTAGGAGGATTTGCAGATGCTTCTGACTACCTGAGTGGTCAAAGTAATTTTAACAAAGACTTAGCTGGTAAAGCGGCATGGGTAATTGATGATACAACCAGTGCCGCTTCCTTCCAAGACCAAAGGAAAGCTACAGAACTCATTAAGAGAACCGTGGCAAATCCACGTATTGATTATCATGCTAAATACGTAGATGCCATAGCCATACCATGGGCTGGTCGGGTGATCTTCAGCGTGAATATGGACGCAAACAGCCTGAGTGTTATACCGGCTCTGGATAGTTCTAATAGAGACAAGTTAATGGCTTTACGTATTTGCGATAAAGCCACTAATAAATTTCCCGCTAACGCCGTTGTGGAGGCATCAATAAGGGAGGAACTACCTTACTTTGCTAAGTGGCTACTTGAGTGGGATGTGCCTAAGAAGGTAAAAGGGTTATCTAGGTTCGGCGTGGTAAGCTATATAGATCAATCTATAGCATCTGCCGCTTATGATAATTCAAGTAGGTCGTCTATAGCAGAGCTTGTTGAATTTTTTGTTAAACGCTCACGTATGTATACAACCGAAAAAATATGGTGGGGCACTCTTACAGAATTTCAAGTGGCTATACATGAATTTAATGGGGGGCGTGCTGTAGGTATGAGCAGTAGTCTAGAATTCATGCGTAGGGGCATGCAAATAATGGAAGAGTCCGCGCAAAATAACAAAAAGCTACGCCCTATAAAATCAGTAGGGCACGGAGGCGGTAAGATTTGGGAAATAGCTTTGGACGAAAAATATGATATTAGCAAAGGAAAAACACCCACTAAAATAAACACACCATGACCAGAGACGAAGTAGATGAATTCATAGAGCTAATGGCTCCAGAGCATGTAGACGAAATATTAATAGCCGATGATTTAGATAGAGCTTTCATAGGTGTAATGTTTGAACCAGCACGTGCGGTTTACAGTGTTGAGCTGTGTATATCAGAATTAGCTAAAAGCATGTCTAAAGCGGAAGCTGAAGAATATTTCTATTACAACGTAGAGCGTGGGGCTTCCTATATGGGGGAGCACGCTCCTGTATTCATTAATACTCCTACGTAATTTATTTAAATGTTTTAGGAGCGTTTAGTTTACCTATCTCTATATGGTATCCTGATGCCTTGAACGTGTATCCTTTATCGTCTGTATGTCCTTTGTGGACGAATTTGGCTTCTTTAAATAGTTTTGATGTAGGTAGCCAACCGCAGATATAAACGCGTTGCATGTCCCTTCTAACACGGGTGAAGAAATAAACGTCGTTGTCAGGAGACATATGCTCTTTTCCATTAACAAACGCGCTATATTCAGGTTCTGGACACCCCCCGCAGGTCTTACTTTTTACCTCAACACGTCTCTTTTTGTATACAATATCGTGCGTAAATTCGTTATCACCTACATAATGGCTTCTGGGCAAGTAGGCATTGACGGCTATTTCTCCTAAAAAACCCGTCATCCTGCCCATGCCATACATGTATGAGCCTCTTGGGACTCCTAATTGACATGACCTAGTATGGGCTAAAGCGACATCATCGCTTGTAGTTGAGTATACGGCTATACCTTTCTCGTATTTGAACCGCCTTTTGTTTCTTCGTGCGCGGCTCATGTCTTTGGGTTATTGAGGCAGCTTACCTAGTATGCGCCTAATTGTATCATCCCCCCAATTCCTTTTCATATCTTGCCCATGTTCCCGTAACGCGTTTGATAACTTCTCCATTCGTATAGCCACTCCTAGCGCATCAGACCCCGGCTGGCGTGCTTTCCTATATTCTGCATTATTAAGAAATTCTGCGGAAGCCCCTATAAAATCTCCATCCTTTATCATCTCGATTGTTTTAGGCGATCCAGTTATCCCACCCCTGTATGCACTACTCAATATAAGGTTCTGTAGTTTTTTTGGTAAGGCGTCAAATGTGTCTGCCCCTAAATTGGGATACTTAGCCCATTCGCCTTCCCCTCTTACACGCCTAAGTTTTTCTTTAGCCTCGCCCTCAGCCATTCCTAGAGCTACTTCCTTAGACTCATCAATATCCTTAGTGTTATGCAACTGACTTATGGATCGTCCGGCAGTATAAGGGGTATATTTTTTAGTGAATGAGCTGATCTGACTAACTGAACGGCCACCGGCATACGGAGACGCTGCGAAGTCCTTATCGCCGCCGTCGCCTATCAATGTTCCGTAACCAACCGTCCACTTACCGTATGAGTCTCGGTAAGGGGAGTCATAAAAGCCTTCAGCCTCTTTAAGTATTTCTAGAACATCACTAGCTTGGTATCTGTTTTGTTGGAATTGCTGTGACTGTGATGGCGCGGGAGGTGAAACCCGAGCCAAGTTATCTTTATCATTTTTGTTCATAACTCACGTTGTATCCTTTTTAAGAATGCCTCCCATGCCGGAAAAAAAATCTCTTCCATACAACGGACGATGGGTTCTTGCTCATATCTCTCTGACCAAGCTAGTCCAGATATGAACAGGCTGGCTTCCATCATTTCGTGCCTGAGCGTGGTTAAAGCTACTTCATCAGAAAGACCAGCATTAATCTGTATGGTTTTATCATCGTGGAAGTATTCCCCGAATGTATCCCTATCTTCTCCCCTAAACGGTTTTATAACTAAACGTATTCTGCGTCCAGCTATTTTGACTGTTTTTGGGAAATTCATAGGGACTCACCATCTACTGGCTAATTCGTTATAGAGTAATATACCTCCTGTTATAGTCATCGCCAGCCCATCTTTATGCTTAGTAGCTAACTCCCAATCTTCGTTAGATGTCCCGAAAAAGGGTTGGGCAATTACGGCTGGGCAATGCGTGTGCCGTAGAAAAGCGGCTCCTTTACTGCCTTTTTTATGTAATTTAATACCCCTGCTTGTGTGCATAGGGAAAGAATCCTCCATAGAATCCCGTAGAGAGCGCGCTAGAAGCCTTCCTTTTTCGCTATTATGCCAATAACCCCATTCATGCCCTGTTTCTGACGGCTTAGCTGCGTTAAAATGAAGCTCTATTGCAAACTGTGCGTTATCAGTTTGCAGTTTTCGGGATAGCCAGCGCATGGAGTTCGCATAACTTTTGCCCCCATACGTATTATAAACCCTTACTTCCTGCCTTAACTTAGAAGCTATCCTCTCGGCTAAATCGCAATTATAATCCCATTCAGTAGTGCCATCGACTGCGGAGGCTCCACTAACCCCTTGTCGGCTATGGCCTACGCAGATTGCTATCATTTACGCGGGACCGATTCCAAAGAATATCGCGGTTAATGGGACAATGAACAACGAGGCTATTGCCAAGATGATTATCAGCAGGATGATTAAGGTGTTGATGAAACGAAGTATCATTTAAGCAATGTTTTCTGTAGGGAAAAACTTAGATTCCCCTGTATCGACAAAGGAGTCCTTTACCTTACGTATTTGTTCTATAAGAGCCTTACCTTTTTTGGGGTTTTCTTTTTTCCAATCTCTAAGAGCCTCTATAAAATGCCCTGCATGGCTACTATCCATGCCTTTTAGCAACTTAAATCCTTTAGGTAGGTATTTCTCATTCATTAGCCTATCAAAATCCTTATCCGACATTCGGCGCGGTCCTTCCGGGTATTCTTTTGGATTAGCTTTTGTATAGGCATACCATTGCCTTTGCATACGTCCTATAGCTTCGGCTAGTTCTTGTGGCTGGTTAAAAGCGTGAATCCTTCTACCACCAACTTTTTCCCCTCTTTCCGGGAGATTTGGGGATATTTTCCTGTAATATTCAGGCGTAAATAAATTAAGGTGATGCCCTGATTCATGTTCCAAAGTAACATCCTGACCCTTTTTAACACGGGACGGAAGCTCAATATGTAGCTTTCTTTTAGCGGTAGGGGTGCTGCGGTCACTAAACTGCCCTGAGAAGTAACGTCCTAATGGCACACTACCACCTATCCTAGATGAAGCCGATAACTCTTTATCTCTATATACAGGAACAATATCCGTTGCGCGCTGCATACGCTCCCCTACGAGTGCCTTATTCTCTTTCTCAGCTACTCGGGCTTCATTAATCTGGTTAACTAATTCATCACCATAGTATTTATCAAGGAAATCTGTGGCGGCTATGCTTGAGTAGGGGTTTGCGGGCTTCCTATTAAACACATTACCCGCTGTTTCGAGAGGTCTTTTCCTGTCCTCTCCAAACCACGGATCGCCTTTGGGTGTGGATAAAGGACGTAAATCACGCGGGTCTTCTGGCAAGTCGCTCGCCGTATTATCAGAAATAATAGGCTGGCGTTCGCGGCCACTCATCGCCCTATCCCTATCACCCCACCACTTTTTACTTCTAGGAGCTTTTTTAGTGGCCATTACTCATCTCCGTTACCTATAACTATAGCGCGTCTATAAGAGTAGTCGGAATGCCATTTGTGGTTCTTTCGCCCCACTAGCTTACCTTCTACAAACTGATACTCCCGTCCCTCAATCAAGGTCACGGTTGGGGGGTCATGGAGTGCGCTCTCGTTTAAGGCGTTGCGAGAGCCTTTCGATGCGCAGCTTTGCAGCAGGGCTACCATCGGCAGCAAGAGTATCAATTTCATCTTCCAGTTCATAGACATAAGTTCTTTGACGCCACTTCGCGTAAGCGATGTAAGCCTCTAAAGCGGCGGTTAAAAGCCGGAAGAAAGTCACTTCTTCTTGTTCAGCACCGACCAGACGAGTCCGACGAGGGTCACAATGGCTGATACGCCAGTGGTGATCTGATCGTCGGATGCGATTCCGGCCTGAGTCATAAAGCCTCCCCCGAAGGTGAGGATGTGTCTTACGATTCCTAAAATAGCTTCTTTACTCATTTCTTATTTTTGTTCTTTAACAGATGATACAGCGAAACCACTGCCACTGCAATTCCTAAAAGCCCACCTAATACTTGAATCGCCCACTCCATATGCTCTTGATACGGAGAGAGAACCGCCACAACTGAGCCAGCAATCCCTGTAGTCCCCTTGGTTATGATCTCTCCGGTGTTCATTACTCAAACGGGTTGGGTGGGTGGTTCCAATCGGCGGGTAGCTCATCGACTAAAGCATCCTTTTCATCATCTGTCAGCAGGTAGAGGTAGTCCCCGTAGACCTGTAAGGCGGCTCTCCCGTCATTATGCTCAACCGTTGCGCTCCATACTCTAGAGTAATCAGGGTTGCCTTTTTCAGTGGCCGCTTGTTCAGAACGGGTAGTGGCCTCTTGCTCAGTATCAAAAACTAAAAAGTTCATTAGTAGACCTCCAAAGCTGTGTTTATGTCTGATGCAATATTAGAACTATTGGACGTTTGATCGGTATCGTAATGGATGAACTCTTGCATCTTTCCTTGGTAACCAAAGTAACCAATTGAATTTCCAAGACCAGAACTTCCCGACATAGAAGACGTTCCAGCGTCAGGAAAGCCAGAGGAATTGCTCACGCCATTAGCAGTAATCGTTTGTGCTGATGTGGTAGCCAAATAGGAAAAAAGCCTTCGTTTTTCATCAAGGTTACCTACGTTATTCATAGCTACTGAAGCGGCACCAGCAAGACCATTCTGGTAATAAAAATGGGCTTCAATGTTTTGTTGAAAGTGTAAGTAATGCGCTGGGGTAATGTTATCAAAACTTAATGTCCACGGAATGGAATCGTCCGCCCGTGTGGAGCGCGAAACAAAAAACGTGGTGTTGCCCCCAAGGGCAAACCCTGAGTTGCTAAAGTGCATTAAATCGGCGGCATCCCAAAGCAAGGCGGCTCGCGCTGTGCCTGATGTGACATCCGTTATAAGACTGTTACTAGTATACAGCTTGGGTTGATTCGCGAGAGTAGGCGAACCTGATGTGTCCGTAGCATTTTTACTATTTCCTGACTGATCATACCATGTGGCCACATAAACTTCATTTTCTGATCCTACAAAGGTCGCAAGAGTATCCCCATCAGAACCACCAGAGGACGGATTGTATATCTTTGAACTGGCAGATACGAAGCCGTCATCGTCAAAAGCTACATCGGCGGTTTTGTCAGGTGTGGTGTCCCCATCATCGTTTATATCAACCCTGACATTCATAGCATACCCTGCATAGTTCTTCGATAGCTTTCGTATCGAATAAGCTATATCTGCGCCGGGATAATCGTCCAGCAACAAGTTGGGTTCGCCAAACAGTGTGCTTGACGGGTCAGCGGTTATGCCGCCACCTAATCCAAGTCGGGGAGCCATTGTTCTTTAGGCGGCGTGGTAGCAGAGGACTGAACCGCTATCTAGCCCAACAGCAGTGAACTGTCCGTAGATTGTGACTCCTTTTGGTATGGTAATAGGGCTAGTATCACCTATAAGATTCTTTGTTGCTGAATCTGTTAGCTCTGGCCATACCGTATTCGTAGCGTGTAGCACCGAATCCTCAAGAGCTACAATGGCGCATATATCTGGGACAGTCTCTCCACTATGTAGTGCGGCCCATCGTGCGGCGACAGTTTCAGTCCCCGAAAGGGCAGTTGCTCCGGCCTGACCGAAGGATTGTTTTTCAATATTGTTTGTAGCCATAGCTAATTATTGTTTGTTTGTTTGAAATTAATACATACCTAATATTGTGCCTCCCGGTCCGCTCGGGGCGATATTAGGTCTTGGTCTTGCGCCACCCCTGTAAGAATCAAGGTCAGCGTCTAAAAGTTTCTGGCAAGTCTGCCAGTGGTATTCAGCCCTTTGGACATCGGCGTTGTCTTCAGCGAGCTTGCCTAAAAGGGCGTGTTTAATGACTGAGGGGTCATTAGGAAGGAATACGTAGTGGCTATTACTAGAGACATCTACCCATTTCCTCTTCATTAGAAACGTGGCTTTTGTGGTAGAATCGACGGGGGCTATCCTATACCTCCTTCGTGCGGGATCAATGGCGGCTCCCTTGCCTCCATTAGACTCAGGGCTTGTGTAAGCATCAAAGGAGGTATAACCATCATCATACACGCCTACTGATAGTGAAGTAACGTCAGCCGCAGCAGTTGTGTGAGGCTCACCAAAAATCCGGTAATCATGCCAAATGGAAAATAAATCCGTTGGGCTATCATCTAAGATAGCGTGTAGAATACTGTCATAACCTACCCCTGTTGTGGCGTTGTCTTCAGGTAGTATATATAAGCCCTTACTGACATCCTGTTCCTCAAGCGTGGTCATCATATCCCGCCAAAAGCCCATATGGTATATACGGGGCATGACCTCATTAAGAGCAATATACCAATCAGCATCGGTAGCGGCTCCCGCATCCAGATACTGGCTGAATTTACTCTTAATAGTTCCTACTTGTCCTTTCGGCATGACTCGTTAATATAGGGGTTTTGGGCGTTTTTACAAGGGGGTAACTATAGGAGCTTTGTCTCCCATAAAGTAAGAATCAGCCTTATGCGCTTCTAACCCTGCCTTTGAGTCGGATAAAAACCAATATTTTCTAATAGAATCTATCTTCTTACTACAGACCCCGTCAGACGTAGTGATATGGGCAATATCGCTTTCACCTGATGCCTGCCCTGCTACCCATTTAAGAGGACAATATACATTCCATTTCTTTTCTTGGTGTGCAGCTTCTAGGTGACGGTCAACGTGGGTTTCCTTCTCTTGTATAAACTCAGGAGCGTTACTTAAATGAGCATAAAACTTCTTGAATACTTTTTCGTTTAGCCCATACGCGTGAGTCCTGTGAATGGAAGTGCCTTTCAGTATCAATGGGTCGTCTGTAAATTCCGGCGTTTTGCAATGCTGTCCTCCTAAATAAACTTGATCCCAATCAGGAGGTATGTGGTTCATTAGGTAATTGGCTTCTACAAGGGAGGAAGTGTTAAAACACACGTCATCTTCTAAAATTAGCGCGCTTCGGCATCTCTCTTCTGAGTTAAGTATATCAGTTATAACTCCGCAATGGGACTGATAACAGCCCCAAGCACCCCTACCCCATTTCCAATAAGGTGGTGAGCCTACCTTATTCCCGTCGATTCCCTTAAAAATCCTGACTTGTGAAAAGTCAGCAACTCCCATGCGCTTAAAATTAGCCTCCAACGCATCTAAACGATCCTTTCGGTAAGAACAGCTTATAACGTAAACCCTATCAAATAGTTCGGTTAAGGGCTGCATCTAATCCCATGTTGTAGTTACGGGTGAGTCACAGGACGGAGAGCCTGATGTATCCTCAATTTCAGGGAGGATTAATGGTGAATAGTAGACGTTTTCATAAATTACCTGCACAATTCCCTTACTGGCTTCTTGCTCGTCTTCACTATCAGGGTCAAATGCAGTGCCTATAAGAAGTTTATAAGACCCAATATCTGGGTCACGTGATGCCGCCCAATCAGTCCTCGTTAACTGGCCTGCGTCAGTCGTGTTAGGGTTAATCATAGCTATATTTACGTTTGTTACTACTCCGTCAGCAGCCCCATCAAGTTTATCTTTATCTGTGTTTAAATCCCACGTTAAATAAACATCACCATACGCATGTCCAAGTGTCTGCGCCCTAAATCCGGTTGGCACTTCTACGCCATCCACATTTATTCTGGTAATATCTACGAAACCATCAGGCTCTATCTGTAGTGGTCCCTTTATCGAAGGTTGTCCATCGACTGTGAGGAACTTCTCTATATCACAACGGGTGGCTGTTACACTAAGGTCTACATCTACCAGATCAGGGGCAGATCCATCAGTAAAATCCTTAGTAAAGTGTTTGTGGTCGGCCATTGAATGCGAATGGGCAGGGACCGTTACCTTGTGAAAATGATCGGCTATGGTGTGGGAATGATCAGCCTCTGCGGGTATAGTGACCTGATGGGTATGTGAAAGACTGTTAGTGCCGGGACTACCCGTATCGGTTCCTGTTGTTGTAGTCACTGTAGCTGCGTTACGCGCACCAGCGGCTGCCGCGATGTGTGGGTTTTCTTGAGGGTCATCCATTGACCCATCGTCGTCAGCATCAATCCATCTGGCATTTTTCTCACCAGTATCTGCGAAAGTGCTGAGGGTTTCGGCTCCCTTTTCCCCGGTATACGGTGTAATCGCATTGCAGTTCGAATCGGCCATGGGGCCGGTGCAGCTTTGAATAGTGACGTTGACGCTGCCTGAATAGGTAGTATCCGTATCCTTACTCTTATGATAAGTGAACGTGTTTATCATTGCGGTAAGCATACCTGTATAGATGCGTAGCCTACGTTGCCTATAGGTTTCCGACTCAGGGTCATCGTCAATGAACCACTGGAGCTTGAACGGAAACATATCGTCATATATGCTTCCTTCACCTACTTCGGAGGAGTTTACACCTAGCTCGGTAACGCCGGGAGAGTCCGCGTCAGGGCGTGGGTTATTGGGGTCGCCAAAAGGCCACTTACCCGTATAAATTAACGCGTGTTCGGGGTCTACATTTCCTCCTCCTAAACCGCTCGCGCCTGTGTCTGGAGGGTCTACTGGTGGGCTACCTGCCATCTAAGTAATACTGTTGAAGGTTACAGATCAAGGGGTGTTATGAGGGGGGTAGGACATTAACGTCTGCACGGGGCTTAAACGCCGTGATGCGTTCTCTTAAATAACCCCCGCGATGAGCCGTCTGAGTGTCTGATATAACAATATCGTCAGGCCAATCAGTGTAATTTGTCCGGTCATATGTGAATGATGCGCCTGCAAGCTCCCATTTAGGATGATCCGTTCCCGTAGTAGCGTATAGATGGACTCTGTTGTGTAGTGAGGGACTTACCCTCATTGTAGTTAATGGCGTGACAAAATTTATAGGTTCAGGGAGCATAGGGATTATATCGGCTAATTGATGGTCAGTGCCATCCTTATCGCCAGTTGCTATAGTCCACTTAGTGTTCCTCCAGAAACGCTCTATCTTTACTTTGGTAGGACCGCTCCACGCATTCCGTTTAAATATAGGAACCGCTACTGAATCACCTCCTCCTTCCTTGCGTGTCCAAGTATACATAAAGATGCCTCCTGAATTTTCCCCTTCCTCGGAACCTTCCTCAAGAGTTTTCTCGGCATCCGTTGAGCCGGAGGGGCTTCCGTCAAGGACGGCGGGCCAAGAATATGACTGATACGTAAATACTTCAGATATCTTACCTACCTTGCCTATAACTTGCTTCTCTATTATAGCATACCAGTTATCTGTTAATTGCTTACCCTCGCGCAGTATACCGTGCTGGTCTACGCCCCAAAAATTCGTAGTCGTAGAAGTTTCTGCACCACTCGACTCATCATCCGACACGAAATCAGAATGGACATCTATAATCGCATCTCCGTCCGCGAAAAGTGCGGATGTTTCTAGACCTGTATCTCCATCAGGGTCTTCTTCAAATTTACGTGTAGCCTTTGGAGTTTCGCCCACATACCAAAGAGTCTCCTTGGAAATCAACGCATCATAATCCGCGAATTGGGGGTCAGCATCTACGCGCCACATAGGGACGCGCTTGACATAAACATGCTGCTCGACCACATACAAGGAATCCAAGAACTCATCCCCAGATCGGGTCTGCTTTTTCTCAAAAAGAATGTAATCGTCGTCCTCCTCGAAAGGGTCACTTGTCGTTACTGGCATCTCAGACGTGATCTCAGGATCATCTACGTCATCAAACGCGCCAGCTACACCATCAAGAGGACGTGGAGTTATGTATGTTCGGATAACCGTATCATAGTGGGGGTTGTTGGCTCCTGCCGCCTGATACTCCCAATTATACTCGTCCTGCTTGGCTCGGTCTTTTACGTAATACCAATACTGAAACTGGCCTTGATCGTCATCGGCATTTTTTATATGCGCCAACTTGAAGTCGGGAAACTTGGTTGTGTCAGGATGCGCGGTTCCGTAGGCCGTGTTATCGGCTGCGTCAGCAGAACTTACATTCTTACTGGCATCGACAACCTCTATGATAACCAAGTCTGCAACCTTGGGCGTTGCAAAATTAATAACCCGTTGCCTTCTATTAGACGAAACAGGCATGAAGTTATTAGGTGAAGATGGTTTTAGCTAGGTATACGACGTTGATTCTTACGCCGCTGGCACTAAAGGTAAATGTGATGTAGTCAGAAACGCAATTCTGACGAGGGACTAGTAAAGCAGACCTAACGCCTATCTGTTCTTCCTCAACTGAGGCTGTCCCTACTAATTTAACTGTGCTGAATTCCTCTGAACTAGCTGCTGCCTTGACCCAAGCTCCATTAGCTGTATCGGATGGTATTTCGTAATAAATAGCTAAACCGCATTCTGCTGAAGGGATGGCATCACCATTTACATCTACTATTGCTGTTCCGTCCTCTCCCACACTAGCATTGTAAGCTCCTACAGTCTCGGTGCAGGTAAGTCCGGTATTAACATCAGCACCACCAGATGAAAACTCTAACTTATGTGAATCCAACGTCCATTTGACTGAATTATTTGCATGCCCACTCTTCATAGAAAACCCGTAGGCTATATCAGCATTCGTGGTCGTCAGCGTGGGATTAAGGGTTCCTCCTATGGGGAAGGAGCTTTGCAATCCCGTTGAAGATACACGGGCTGATAAAGTCTGCTTTAGTCTGATTGAACTAAGGTTCATAACGTGTTTTTAAATTTAAGTGCGGTAGAGGGAATGTCCAGTAAGGCTTACCTATTTATCTGAGAGATTCTTCTCATCATGTCTGCTAATCTTACCGAACTTTTTTGTTTTTGTTCTGCTTCTTTAGCCATCCGGTTTTGCCGGTTGGTATTAGCGTTATTAAAAAACTTTTGGGTTGCTGCCTGTCCTTCTACGTATGCTTTAGAAAAGGGAGCATCTGTAGCTCCTCGTCCACGCGGTGCTCCAACAGGAGGCTGTCCTGCGCCCTGTATCGGGGGCTGGTTTTGCGGAACAGCCTGAGCTGCGCCTCCAGCTTGTGCAGGGTCTTGTATACCCATCTTCTTATTCTGTTCTGCAATGGAGGCTGCTGCATTCCCGATAGGAGCGGGAGTCATTGCTGTCCCTGCCAATTCATCGGCGCGTCGTTTATCTCGCGCTTTAGCGAAGAACTCAGCGGTTTCGGCAGCCTTTTTACGGGCTGCGTCACTAAATCGGGTGGTGTGTCCTTCCCCACTTATTGTGTATCCCATATGCTTTATTAGCCCATGGGCATCGGTTCCTCAGCAGTAGCTTGTGCAGGTTCGGCTTCGCCTTCTCCTGACATTTTACGATATAACTGAATTGCAAACTCTGAGATACTGATTTCGCCGGAAGAAAGGCCAGCGACCAGTTCAGGGTCAGATGCCAGCTCCATAAGAATAAACTCCAGTTTTTGGATATCTTCGGGAGAGCTATCATCAAACGCATTACCAAATACTTCTTCAAATATCTGCATAACGGTTTCCTCTTCGGGCATGTCTTCAGGCAGCTCCATCTCAGCCTCCGGCTCAGCTTCGGCCATTGCCTCTTCCAATGCGCCCTCTTCATCAGGCACTTCGGTTGGTAATTCGTTCAGCAACTGTTCAAGCATGGCGGCTTCGTCCATTGCGGGTTGCTCCATCGTGGCGGCTTCTGCTTCAGCAGCGGCCATTCCCTCTTCGGTGTATGGAAATTCTTTGTCTCCTACTCTTGGCATTGTATCAAATGGTTATAAATAAAGAACCCCGATCCCCTCTCTAGTGTTAGAGGATCGGGGATTCTTGTGAATTATGGATTGTTACTGATTAGACTTGAGGAACAATATCTTTAAAGTCTGCTGGGTCAAAAATGTCAGCGAGGACTACAACTTGTCCAGCAGCCAAAACATCAATCTTATGCCCACCTGTAGCGGTCAATGTAAGATGCAAGCTACCGCCATCGTCTGTCTCAACGTAGACCGCATTAGGAGGTGCAGCTAGTGAACCACCAGTATTCTCTGCGATTGTGTATAAACTTTTGCCAGCAGCATTGGTAACGTAATTATCTTTACCGCTGTCGCCCGACTCTCCCACATCAATTTCAAGCTGCGTAAATGTCCCTCCACTACCTGCAAATGCCTCAGTAACAATCACCTTAACTTTCCTTATGTGGTCAGTAGTAGTGAAGTCTTTTAAGTTAACAAAGGCAGTAGTAGCGGAAGAGCCAGCCCCCGTAAGGTTTGGGTGGTCGTAGTTTACTACCCACGCATGGCTATACCCTTGGGTAAGGAGCGCGGCTGGAACCTGCTCGACCCGACTTGACCCGCTTGAACTTCTGTCAACGACTGCGAATGCGTCATTGGGAGCAACTCCAGCGTTGGTCTGGAGCGTTGTTATATCATCTAAAGTTGGCATAATTTTTTACTTGTTGAATTAAATTATGCGGGGTTCCCCTTTACGAGGAACCCCGCTTTAGATTAAGCAGCAGGAGTAGTGCTGGTGCGGTCAAAGAGGATCGCGTAACCAAAGTTGGTCTTGATCGGCTTGGAAGCAGAAGCAAGGATGCCTCTGAAGAAGCCAATAGTTCCATCAGGGTTAAGTGTAACATCGGGGATGTTGGTCCACTTGAACTCACCTTTGTAGTTAACAGGATCAAACTTCAGCCCACTCACGCCACTCACAGGAGCGGGAATGAGGGATTCCATTACGTTATCAACAAGAATGAAAGCAGCTTCATACTGAGCGGATTCATAAGCCGTGTTAACGATAACCTTGTTATCTACATCACCACCGCCTGTAGTAACCACCGTATAAGGCTGGATTTCTTCCAGAAAGTCGGTGGAACCATTGAAGGAGTATCTCGGAGCAAGGTCGTCGATCAGATGGTAGAAACCCCTGAAGGACTTCTCAATTCCAAGAGGTGCAATAAGGTCTGATACCCTTGCATTGTTATAACGCACATCGTCGCGGAAACCGGCCTCAGTTTGAAGCTGGTAAGAAGCCTCAGACGAAAGGACAATGGAGAATACCGGACGGCCATTCTCACGGCCATAGGCATTAGCACCTGCGCCAGCGCGAACGAGCTTGTAGTAAGCATCATCGAGCACCTTATTAGAGATGTTGGCATTGATGTCGCATCCGTCAGGAGAAGCGTCAACATCAAGAGCCGTTAGGGCTGTGGCTTCCTGTCCGGTGGTAGTGCTGGAAGAAGCAGTCTTACACTGCACCACGTTGTCGCAAAGCCTACCATACTCATCGCGGTAGCGGCTTTCCCATGTATTACGGGTAACTTCTTTAAGAATATCCATGATAGCACGGAGTTGCTCAGTGCGATGAGCAGTATAACGAAGTTCCTCGACGTTGATGCGTGGAGATTCAATAATTGAACGGCTCAAGCTGTAGTTCTTCTGGACTTTAGTGAAGTCGAGAGTGTTGACGGCTGCCTTTTCAGAACCCATTGCAAGAGTCTGGTCTTGCTGGCCAGCAGAGTAACCGTTAAGTGCAGTTGCGTGAGTAGTTCCCATTGCAGACCATGATGCACCGACTCCAGTGATTCCAGCATCAGCAAGGTCTTTATTGATCGGAGAAATAGGAAGTGCACGGTCATAAATGAGTGTATTCAGTTGATACCCCATTCCTTCAGGGAAGGTGGACTGCTTGATAAGGTCCATCCACGGTGAGGTGTGGAGGGTTGCCTTGTGGATGTCTTGGCCAATACGTCCAGCCTCTTGTGCGAGGATCGTATCCACAGCGGCGGCTGCGTTAGTTGCAAAATTATGCGGTAATTCAAAGTCGTCTGCCATGATATTAAATATGGTTGATTGTTGAAGATAGACTACTTACGCGTATGCGTAGCAGCCTGTGTAATAATTATATTAAGGTGCAAACCATCTCCCTTCGGCGGGAAATAGCCTAGTTCAGTGTGAAGCCTGTTTACTTAGAACTATTTAGGTCGGGCTAGAGCAACCACACAGACTTCTTGGATATGTTGTTTCAGGAATCTGAACTAAATTGAACGGCTAGAGCAACCTAATTCCTGTAACGTGTTATAAGATATAGTGACTTTTGATATAGGTCAAGCCACTATTTAATACCTTCCCCAACGACGTTGGCGGGATGCTTTACGGGCACCATCCTCACGATTCAGGTGCCTGTTACCTAAACCCACAATCTTTCCGTTACGGTGCACCAAATCCCTGTTAGGTGGGGTATTCCCGTAATGACCCATCTTTCGGGCTACACGGTTCAGTTCTGCACGATACGGGGAGCGGTGTTTCTGGTATTTTAAATAATTACGTCTGTTACGTAATATATCGGACGCCCGCATGGGGCGTTCTTCTCTGCTCTTTTTAAGCTGCTGCCATATTTGATTTAAATGGGACATTAATCAGGGTAAGAGCTTATGATAAGTAATACGGATGCTATCAAATAAAGAATCATGCTACTAAACACAAAACTGGTGGTTAGTGTTAAGGCAGCTACCGGACGGTATTTAGTCTTTAGGGGGTGTATGAGCATTAGCCTTTCTTGTCGGTAATTCACCGCAGATACAAATACTACCGAAACATTTAGGGCATTGTATACTATTGAGGTCGGATTTGTTGGATTCGTTCATTAGTCTTTAGGAGGTATATGGCCATTGGATATCTTCTCAGCTAACTTCTCTACATCCAACTCCAGCATGGATATTTTCAGGTTTTGCCTAACGTCATCTGGCAGGCTTCCACTTCCCCATTTACCAGCAGGCCAATCTCTTACAAAGATAGTATGCTTCTCCACATCCTTCGCCATCATTTGGATTTGAAAGTCGTTGTGCTGGACGGAGCTTTGCAGGTTGCTCGCCCACCAAATGATTCCGGCGGCTTGTAGTGCCAACCCAACCCCTAAAGAAATAAGGAACTTAGGGTCGATACTGTTTCTGGATTTGGTCTTGCACTCGCTCATCGATCAGATTCTTTGCCCCTTTTTGGGGTTCCTCAAAGGTATCATCGATCAGGATGAGGGGCAATATCTCAGATAGTTTACCGTTAGCTCGGTCTATCTGAGCAGACAGGACATCCTGAGTGGCTTTTATCTCCACTAGGTTGGATTCTATCCTAGAATCTATAGTCTGAACACCACTCCATAATTGGGCGGCTGCGCCGACAAATACAGAAGCAACGAGAACAGTAATGGCATTGCATACGATTTTATTCCAATCCAGATTCATTAATTTTCAGTCGATCCCACACCATCTTCTCAGCTAAGTGGCTATCCTTTGCCCCTTCAGGCAAGTCAGTGTGTTGCTGCAACCACTCAAGAGCATTATGTAGCCCTGTTTTGTATAAGGCGCAACGATGCTGTAATTCTATCTTCTGCTCTTTCAGGGCGTCATAATCCTCCCTAATCCCGTATCCATTAATGTGTGGGCTGGATTTAAGGTGGTTATGATAATCTGTATTTGATATGTGGTCAGAAGGCATACTACTTCATCTGTGATTCGACTGCATCAAGAAAAGATTTAGCCACATTAACGGCTTCTTTAAAAGACATAGTGGCTATTATCTTCTTCGGCTTGTCATGTCCATACCCTGCACTTTTCAATGCGAGGTGTTCCTCAACAGTATTAGCTTTTACAGCAACCCCATCTTTATACATATCATGGGGCTTGAAAGGTTCTTCTTTCTTTTTCATACTAATAAGAAGGCTTTGGCTTTGGCTTTGGCTTTGGCTTCTTCGCTTTATTATATTGTTCTGTAGTTACCATAATTCTTTGCATGCCCAATATCGGGCACTTAGTTTATCTTTGGCCGTTTTGCAGTTATGACGCGCCCTGAAATTTTTCCTGCGCTTTGGGTCTTTGTGTTGCGTAAAGTCTTTATAATCACGATGACCGAAACCAATCTTGCGGACTTTATCACCTTGCTTCGCTAAGACAAAGAATTTCTTCTTACTTCCTTTAGGTGCGCGTTTAGGCTTATTAAATCCAGCAAATGTCTCACCCCTAAATTTAATACGTCCGCTAGGTAATCTCTTAAATGAAGCCATGGGTTACTTTACCTATTTAACCACCTAACCCGCGATAAATATATTTACGGAGATGTCCTGTAGGAACGCCTTGTCCTTTGTATGGCGTTGGCTTTGGCGTTGGCTTTGGCTTTGGCTTTGGCTCAGGTCTAGTTCCCTTTGTCGCTAAGTCCGAAATTTCCCTAAGCTGCTGACCGCGCATTCCGAGAAATGGCAAGTATGGTGTAGCCCTACCTGCTAAATCCTTTGCCGCCTTAAAGAATCGCTTACCCTTCTTAGTCTTACCAGCTAATGCGCCTCCCGCAGCAGCCGCGAAAAAGCCGGTTGTGAGCGGGTCACGGTCAACTACTCCTCTTATCATTCCAGCAGGAATTGCAGTTGTGGGGGCATATTCAGCCACAGTCAACGCACTGTCCGCAACATCTTCCACTGTGAAACCGCCTCCACCGGGAGGTTTGGACATCATAGCGTTCCTACCACCTAGACCTAAAGCACGTTGCTGTTCGTTATATTCTTTTTGGAGCCTTCTTTTCTCAAACTCCACAATCGCATCCTTATATTCCTTTACATCCTTCTCCTGTTGGGTGAGTGGTCTAGATTCCTCTGCTCTCTCTGCATCCATTTGAGCGTTAAGGTCAGCCATACCCCTTGCCCAATCTTCATATCTTGCTCCTTCCGGTATTTGGTTAACCCAATCTTCTCCTCCTAAGTCCTTATGCAGTCCTCGGCGGTAGGCATCTAGTGAAATGCCCATTCTAGCCGCGTTTTGCTTATCTACACCTAGACGCCTTTCGTTAGCCGCCTGAAAGGAGGATTGTGGTCTTGCCGTTTGTTTTTGGCGAAGGAACTTACCTGATGCATCTGTTTCGGGAAATGCCATTGATCAATGTAA